TTCGGGGGCGTCGAAGCCGCCCGAGGTGACGGGCGTCGATCTCGCCCGGGTCGCGTTGCGGGCGGCGAAGGAGCAGGCCCGGGCGCGGGGTGCGGCGGCGCAGCAGAAGAAGCAGGCCCGGCGGGGCGGCGGGCTGCGCTCGGGCGCCCGGTCGGACGGCCGGGATCCGCAGCCGCTGGGTTCCGCGATCAACCGGTTGATCACCGAGCGCGGGTGGGAGACGCCCGCGGCGGTCGGCGGGGTGATGGGGCGGTGGCCGCAGATCGTCGGCGACGATCTGGCGAACCACTGCGTGCCCCTGCGGTACGACGACGATCCGGCCGCCCGGGTGCTGACCGTGAGCTGTGACTCGACGGCGTGGGCGACGCAGCTGCGGCTGCTGGCTCCGCAGCTGGTGGCCCGGCTGAACGCGGATCTGGGGCAGGGCACCGTACGGATGATCAAGGTGGTCGGGCCGGGGGGTCCGGAGCGCCGGTTCGGACCGTTGCGGGCGCCCGGCAGCAAGGGCCCGGGCGACACCTACGGGTGAGGGTGCGGGCCGCCGGTGCGAGGGGGCGGGCGGCCGGGGCCTCCGCATCCTCGCACCGTCTCCGCAAGGATCACCGGTCACTGGGCTGAGCTGCACTTTCGGCGTGAAATTGTCGTGTACCGGGCGGGCGTACGGGCGGGTTCGTCAGGGTTCGCGGGAGAGGAAACCGGGCGGTACGGCCGGAGCGTCCCTCACCGTAGCGAGAGGTTGACAGGCCGAAGCGCTCAAAGCCCTTCAGGGCGTCTTGGGGCCCCTTCCCGAATATGGGGAGTCGTCAGGCGCTCATTCAGGGCGGCACATGCGTACTCAGGTACCGGCAAACCCCCACTCATGTCAGTGCTACCGGTAGACTGGTGAGTAATCCCGCCGCTGAGGCGGGAGTCGTCGATACAAGCCGAACGACGCAGCCGCTCCCGCCTGTCCGGAGAACGGCCTGTGCTGTGCCAGAAAGGGCGCTTCGTGGCCGATTCCGGCAACCCCAACGAGAACATTCCGTCCACAGCCGGTGAGCACGGCGAGGCCGCCGCCTCGTACGACGCCAGCGCGATCACCGTGCTGGAAGGGCTGGACGCGGTCCGCAAGCGGCCTGGCATGTACATCGGCTCGACCGGTGAGCGCGGCCTGCACCACCTCGTGCAGGAAGTCGTCGACAACTCGGTCGACGAGGCGATGGCGGGCCACGCGGACACCATCGACGTCACGATCCTCGCCGACGGCGGGGTGCGTGTGATCGACAACGGCCGGGGCATCCCGGTCGGCATCGTGCCGTCCGAAGGGAAGCCGGCCGTCGAGGTCGTGCTGACCGTGCTGCACGCGGGCGGCAAGTTCGGCGGTGGCGGCTACGCCGTCTCCGGCGGTCTGCACGGCGTCGGCGTCTCCGTCGTCAACGCCCTGTCCACCCGGGTCGCCGTCGAGGTCAAGACCGACGGCCACCGCTGGACCCAGGACTACAAGCTCGGTGTCCCGACCGCCCCGCTGGCCCAGCACGAGGCCACCGAGGAGACCGGTACGACGGTCACCTTCTGGGCCGACGGGGACATCTTCGAGACGACCGAGTACAGCTTCGAGACCCTCTCGCGCCGCTTCCAGGAGATGGCGTTCCTCAACAAGGGCCTCACCCTCAAGCTCACCGACGAGCGCGAGTCGGCGAAGGCGACGGCGGGCGCGGACAGCGTGGACGCCGCCGAGCCCTCCGAGGAGGAGACCGCCCGCTCGGTCACGTACCACTACGAAAACGGCATCGTCGATTTCGTGAAGTACCTCAACTCCCGCAAGGGCGACGTCATTCACCAGTCGGTGATCGACATCGAGGCCGAGGACAAGGACCGGCTCCTGTCGGTCGAGATCGCCATGCAGTGGAACACGCAGTACACCGAAGGGGTCTACTCCTTCGCCAACGCGATCCACACGCACGAGGGCGGTACGCACGAGGAGGGCTTCCGCGCGGCGCTGACCTCGCTGGTCAACCGGTACGCGCGCGACAAGAAGCTGCTGCGCGACAAGGACGACAACCTCACGGGCGAGGACGTCCGCGAGGGCCTGACCGCGATCATCTCGGTGAAGCTGGGCGAGCCGCAGTTCGAGGGCCAGACGAAGACCAAGCTGGGCAACACGGAGGCCAAGACCTTCGTGCAGAAGGTCGTCCACGAGCAGCTGACGGACTGGTTCGACCGGAATCCCAACGAGGCCGCCGACATCATCCGCAAGGGCATCGCCGCCTCGACCGCCCGCGTGGCGGCCCGCAAGGCGCGTGACCTGACGCGGCGCAAGGGGCTGCTGGAGAGCGCCTCGCTGCCGGGCAAGCTCAGCGACTGCCAGTCGAACGACCCCACCAAGTGCGAGATCTTCATCGTCGAGGGTGACTCCGCCGGTGGTTCGGCGAAGTCCGGCCGCAACCCGATGTACCAGGCGATCCTGCCCATCCGGGGCAAGATCCTGAACGTCGAGAAGGCCCGGGTCGACAAGATCCTCCAGAACACCGAGGTCCAGGCGCTGATCTCGGCGTTCGGCACCGGGGTCCACGAGGACTTCGACATCGAGAAGCTCCGCTATCACAAGATCATCCTGATGGCGGACGCCGACGTCGACGGCCAGCACATCAACACCCTGCTGCTGACGTTCCTCTTCCGCTTCATGCGGCCGCTGGTGGAGGCGGGGCACGTCTACCTCTCGCGCCCGCCGCTCTACAAGATCAAGTGGGGCCGGGACGACTTCGAGTACGCGTACTCGGACCGGGAGCGCGACGCCCTGGTGGCGCTCGGCAAGCAGAACGGCAAGCGGATCAAGGAAGACTCGATCCAGCGCTTCAAGGGTCTCGGCGAGATGAACGCCGAAGAGCTGCGCGTCACGACCATGGACGTCGACCACCGGGTCCTCGGCCAGGTCACGCTGGACGACGCGGCGCAGGCCGACGACCTGTTCTCGGTGCTCATGGGCGAGGACGTCGAGGCGCGGCGCTCGTTCATCCAGCGCAATGCCAAGGACGTCCGCTTCCTCGACATCTGAGTCGGCCGTACCAGCGACGCCGCAGCTCGAAAGGACTTTGACCAGCAATGGCCGACGAGAACACCCCTGTGACACCCGAACCCGCGACGCCCGAGGAAGTCACCGTCCCCGGTGTGGGCATGCGTGTCGAGCCCGTCGGGCTCGAGACGGAGATGCAGCGCTCCTACCTCGACTACGCGATGTCCGTCATCGTCTCGCGTGCGCTGCCCGACGTACGGGACGGCCTCAAGCCCGTCCACCGCCGGGTGCTGTACGCGATGTACGACGGCGGGTACCGCCCCGAGAAGGGCTTCTACAAGTGCGCCCGCGTCGTCGGCGACGTCATGGGTACGTACCACCCGCACGGCGACTCCTCCATCTACGACGCCCTGGTGCGCCTCGCGCAGCCGTGGTCGCTGCGGATGCCGCTGGTGGACTCCAACGGCAACTTCGGTTCCCCGGGCAACGACCCGGCCGCCGCCATGCGGTACACCGAGTGCAAGATGATGCCGCTGTCCATGGAGATGGTCCGGGACATCGACGAGGAGACCGTCGACTTCCAGGACAACTACGACGGCCGCAACCAGGAGCCGACGGTCCTGCCGGCGCGCTTCCCGAACCTGCTGGTCAACGGCTCCGCCGGGATCGCGGTCGGCATGGCGACCAACATCCCGCCGCACAACCTCCGCGAGGTCGCCGCCGGCGCCCAGTGGTACCTGGAGCACCCCGAGGCCTCGCACGAGGAGCTGCTGGACGCGCTGATCGAGCGCATCAAGGGCCCCGACTTCCCCACCGGCGCGCTGGTCGTGGGCCGCAAGGGCATCGAGGAGGCGTACCGCACCGGCCGCGGCTCCATCACGATGCGGGCGGTCGTCGCGGTCGAGGAGATCCAGGGCCGCCAGTGCCTGGTCGTCACGGAGCTGCCGTTCCAGACGAACCCCGACAACCTCGCGCAGAAGATCGCCGACCTGGTCAAGGACGGCAAGGTCGGCGGTATCGCGGACGTGCGCGACGAGACCTCCTCGCGTACGGGGCAGCGCCTGGTCGTCGTCCTCAAGCGGGACGCGGTCGCCAAGGTCGTCCTCAACAACCTGTACAAGCACACCGACCTCCAGACGAACTTCGGCGCGAACATGCTGGCGCTCGTCGACGGGGTGCCGCGCACGCTGTCGATCGACGCGTTCATCCGCCACTGGGTGACGCACCAGATCGAGGTCATCGTCCGGCGGACCAGGTTCCGGCTGCGCAAGGCGGAGGAGCGGGCGCACATCCTGCGCGGCCTCCTCAAGGCCCTGAACGCCATCGACGAGGTCATCGCCCTCATCCGGCGCTCCAACACCGTGGAGATCGCGCGTGAGGGCCTGATGGGCCTGCTGGAGATCGACGAGCTCCAGGCGAACGCGATCCTGGAGATGCAGCTGCGCCGGCTGGCCGCGCTGGAGCACCAGAAGATCACCGCCGAGCACGACGAGCTCCAGGCGAAGATCAACGAGTACAACGAGATCCTGGCCTCGCCCGCCAAGCAGCGCGCCATCGTCAGCGAGGAGCTGGCGGCGATCGTCGACAAGTTCGGCGACGACCGGCGCTCCCAGCTGGTGCCCTTCGACGGTGACATGTCCATCGAGGACCTGATCGCCGAGGAGGACATCGTCGTCACGATCTCCCGCAGCGGCTACGTGAAGCGCACGAAGACGGACGACTACCGCTCGCAGAAGCGCGGCGGCAAGGGCGTGCGCGGGACCAAGCTGCGGGAAGACGACATCGTCGACCACTTCTTCGTCTCGACCACCCACCACTGGCTGCTGTTCTTCACGAACAAGGGCCGGGTCTACCGCGCCAAGGCGTACGAGCTCCCGGACGCCGGCCGGGACGCGCGCGGCCAGCACGTCGCCAACCTGCTGGCCTTCCAGCCGGACGAGAAGATCGCCCAGATCCTCGCGATCCGCGACTACGAGGCCGTGCCGTACCTGATCCTCGCGACGAAGGGCGGTCTGGTGAAGAAGACCGCGCTCAAGGACTACGACTCGCCCCGCTCCGGCGGCGTCATCGCGATCAACCTGCGCGAGATGCCGGAGGGCGGCGACGACGAGCTGATCGGCGCCGAACTGGTCTCGGCCGAGGACGATCTGCTGCTCATCAGCAAGAAGGCCCAGTCGATCCGGTTCACCGCGACCGACGACGCGCTGCGCCCGATGGGCCGCGCCACCTCGGGCGTGAAGGGGATGAGTTTCCGCGAGGGCGACGAACTGCTCTCGATGAATGTCGTCCGGCCCGGTACGTTCGTCTTCACCGCTACCGACGGCGGGTACGCGAAGCGGACCCCCGTCGACGAGTACCGCGTCCAGGGCCGCGGCGGCCTCGGCATCAAGGCCGCCAAGATCGTGGAGGACCGCGGATCGCTCGTCGGTGCGCTGGTGGTCGAGGAGACCGACGAGATTCTCGCCATCACGCTCGGCGGTGGTGTGATTCGTACGCGAGTCAATGAAGTCAGGGAGACCGGCCGTGACACCATGGGCGTTCAACTGATCAATCTGGGCAAGCGCGACGCCGTCGTCGGCATCGCGCGCAATGCCGAGGCGGGCCGTGAGGCGGAAGAGGTCGATGGGGCCGATGACGTCGATGGCGAGCCGGCCGAGGTCCACGCCGAGGGCGTGGCAGAGGGCACTGTCGAGGGCACGGAGCCCTCGACCGGGGAGCACGAGGAGTAGAGCGTGAGTGGAGCCACGGGCGCCGGTTCGGCCGCTTCCGGAGCAGGAGCGAACGGTGCCCGTGGCCCTGCCACGGACTCCCAAGGGGGCACTGTGACGGACACACGAGGGCCTCAGCCCCAGTACGAGGGTTACGCGACCGGGCCCCTGCCCGGCGAGCGTGAGCCCGCACCGGGGCCGTCGGGGCCGTACCACCCGCCCCAGGCGTATCAGGCGCCCGGTGGCGGCACCCAGGGCGGCCAGCGCCCCGGACAGCCGGGCGGAGGCACACTGGGCGGTGCGCAGGGCGTGGGCGGCGCCCAGGGGACGCGCAAGCCGCGCACGGGGGCGCGGACCACTCCGCGTACCCGCAAGGCACGTCTGCGGGTGGCCAAGGCCGACCCGTGGTCGGTGATGAAGGTCAGCTTCCTGCTGTCGATCGCGCTGGGCATCTGCACCGTGGTGGCGTCGGCGGTGCTGTGGATGGTCATGGACGCGATGGGCGTCTTCGAGACCGTCGGCGGAACGATCAGCGAGGCCACCGGCTCGAACGAGAGCAACGGCTTCGATCTGCAGTCGTTCCTGTCGCTGCCGCGGGTGCTCATCTTCACCTCGGTCATCGCGGTGATCGACGTGGTTCTGGCCACCGCGCTGGCGACGCTGGGCGCTTTCATCTACAACCTGTCGGCGGGCTTCGTGGGCGGCGTGGAGCTCACGCTGGCCGAGGACGAGTAGCGCGCCGAGTATCGATTTTGGGACTGGCCCCGACGTGCGCTAATCTTCAGAAGTCAGCGCGGAGCAGCACAGCGCGGCGGGGCTATAGCTCAGTTGGTTAGAGCGCATCCCTGATAAGGATGAGGCCACAGGTTCAAATCCTGTTAGCCCCACGTCGGCGTAATGCCAGTTCAGAAGGCCGGTAGATCCCCAGGATCTACCGGCCTTCTACATTTGTTGATCTTGAGAGTCCGCTACTGGTCCGTAACTTCCTGCTGGGCCCGATCTGTATCCGTCTGGCCGGTTCACAGTTACTCTGTGGCCAGAACACAGCAGGCCCCCGCCGGTTTCCGCGGCGGGGGCCTGCTGCTGTCCGGCCGGGGCCTCCCGATCCTGGCCGGACGTCCTGTGGGGGCGTCAGCCCCAGCCGACGTCGCCTGCGGGTGAGGCGGTTGGCGAGGGGAGTGAAGTGGGGGCGGGCGCGGGGGCCGATCCGTGGCCTGTCTCGCTCGCCGGCGCGGGAGGGTTTGCCTCGTCGGCGGCTGCGGTGGCAGTCACTCCGACGGCGGCGGAGGCGGCCACGAACAGCGACGCGGCGAGCAGTCCGATCCTGGATCTGGCCATAGGAACCCCTTAATCGAAAGCGCGTTCGCTTTCTTGTTGCTGTACGTAGGCTCCCATGCCGACACGGTGACACCAAGCGCCTCGCCGTGCTGAAATCCGCACGTACGGATTTCCGTGTCGCATCAACCGGGGGGAAAATGACGGAACTTGGGCAAACCCACCCGCCTCTACTCGCGGAGACGGCCGCAGAAACCTACCGGGCGGTCTCTGCCGGGACTCCCCCCGACGAAACCGGAGTCGCGGACCTCGTCGGCCTCGGCCTCGTCGCCCCCGACCCGTACGCCCCCGGCCGGTACATCGCCCACGACCCCCGCGCCGTCGCCCAGAACCTCATGACGGCCGCCCTCGCCGACCTCGCCGCCACCGTCGACCGCATCGGACAGATCCCCACCGTCGAAGCGCTCGCCGCCGACTACGACCCCCACCGCTGGTACGGCGGCCCCGGATCGGAATACCTCGGCACGCCCGGCCTCATGAACGCCAGGATCTTGCCGCTCACCGACTCGGCCGCCACCGAGGTCTACAGCTCCCAGCCCGGAGAGCCGGCCGACCGCGACCCCGAGATCCTCCGCGCGGGCGCCGAGCGCACCGCCGCAGCCTGCCGGCGAGGGGCCAGCGTCCGCTCCCTCTACAACGCCCGCGCCCACGAGCACCCCCAGACCCGGGAGCACATCGACGGCCTGGTCCAGGCCGGGGTCGATGTCCGAGTGATCGGCGGGCCCTTCCCCCGGCTCGTCCTCCTCGACAGGGCGCACCTGTTCATCGACAACCTCGTCGTCGAGGGGGCCGAGGCGCACTCGGGCTGGCACGTCTCCGACCGGGCCGCGGTGATGTGGGCCCGGATGGTCTTCGAGCTGATGTGGGACCGTGCAACCCCGTGGCAGGCCCTCGACCGGGCCACCGAGGGATCGGTGACGACGGCACGTCAGCGGGCCATCCTGCACGAGCTGGAGGCCGGGTACTCCCAGCAGCAGGCCGGCCCCCGCCTCGGCCTCGCGGAACGCACAGTCACGAAGGAGTTGGCCGCGCTTCGGGACCGGCTCGGAGTCCGGACGCTGTACCAGGTCATGGCCTGGTGGGGGCGATCACCGGAACGCGAACTTCCGTAATTCGCACACCGTGTCACGACTCTGTGTGCACCCGACCTACCCCCTGTAGATCGGGAGTCGCCGTGCGTAGAGTGCCCGGTGGGGAGACGGCCGGGCCCTCGGCCCCCGTCTGATGCCCTTCCCCGAACAGGCCCGGCCCGGATGCTCGGGAGGCTCCGGGCCGGAGAGCGCGCCCCCCTGCCGAAATCACCGGCAGGGGGGCGTCGTGCTGCACACAGTAAACCGCCCCACCCCGCGCGAGGGGTGGGGCGGCGTACCCCGGCCAAATCTGGCCGAGGAGGCGCGGTCGGTGTCGGATGCCCATCACAACCCGACCGCACGGCTGCTCATGATCGTCGAATTTACCTGGCCAGGTAAAGACTTTCGATCATGATCGTCTGACGGTGGATCGGTGACGACCGACCCGCCCCCGGACTGGGTGCTCCCCAGACGGCAGCAGATCGGCCGACGCCTACGCGAACTCCGCGAGGACCGCGGCCTCACGCAGATACAGCTTGCCGAGCGGGCCGGAATGGACCACAAGACCGTCCACCGCATCGAATACGCGATCTCCGACCCGAGCCTCAGCATGCTGCTCGGCTTGGCCGACGCCATCGGCGTCCCGCTGGCCGAACTGGTACGCCAGGACCCGCAGGCCGATCAGCCGTAGACCGTTTGGCACTGGTCGCACTGCGACTTGGTGTCCGAGATAGGTCGGATGTAGCCACCGCACCAGCAGAAGATCCGCAGAACCGCAGGCGGCACAATTCGCTTCACGGCGTTCCCCTCCTATACCGGCGGAGTGCCCGGCGGTGACGGCGTCGGGGGCGGGTGCGGCAGCGGCGGCCCCTGATCCGGCGGAGTCTGCGGCGTCCCGCTCCCGTGCCGGCCCGCCTCGATCCGGCGCTCCGTCAGCCCGTAGATCCCGAACGGCGGGAAGAGGTCGACGCGCCGCGGGTAGCCGCCCACCGCGCACGGGCGGCAGAGAAGGTCCGCACCAGCGGCGGTGAGGCGCATGCCAGTGACCAGCTCCGTCCAGCAGGCCTCGCAGGTGATGACCGCAGTCGGGGACACTAAGGTCGTCATGGGTGCCGCCCAGGGGGTGCGCTGGGGCGGGTGTCGGTGGTACGCATGGTGGTGCCTCCGTCCAACTGGATGGGTGGTGACCCGTCTCGGCCGCGGTCCTGCCAGGGAACGGGCGGCCGGAACGGGGGTCTCAGGTCTCGCGCCTCGCGTCGGCGAGCCGCTTCTCACGGGTCCTCTGGAGCCAGATCAGGTCATCCAGCTCCGGGTCCTGCTTGGGCTGGGGCTTCTGCGGGGTGCTCACCGGCGGTCCATCCGCCAGGCCCGCGTCAGGCGGGCAGCGGTCGGGCAGGGGCCACCGGCTACCCGGCAGGCCGCGCACGCCATGGTGTGCCCGAGAAGAGTGCGGTACGCCTGGTCCGGCTGGGTGCGCTCGGCGACGGGCCTCACTGCAATGCCTCCTGACACTGCGGGCTAGGGCACTTGCAGGGAGGGAACTGGTGAGAGGCCTCCGGCTTTTCGAGGGGCACGACCTCCGCCTCCTCGCGCACGACGCGGGTGATCCCGTCGCCGTTCACCTCGTACACCTTGATCGTCATCACGGGTAAGCCCCCCGTCGCAGTCGGTGAGGAATACGCCGACCGTAGGGGTGCGGAGGCGAGCCCGATGGAGAGTTTCTATCGGTTTCTACGCGAGCTCTGAGACGGCCCGAGCAATCAGCCGCAATGCCGCTGGGCCGTGCGCTGCACCGGCGCTGAGCTCCTCGTGCGCCGCCAGGTACTGCGCAACCTCCGACGGCGTCGTGATGGTGATCGCCGCGGTCAGTAGCTCCACCCCGACCTGCTCCTCGTCGAAGATCGTGAACGTCTCCAGAGGCCACATCGCCGCTGCCCTGGACGGCACTATGCCGAGCGTCACCGTCGGCAGCGTGGCCACCTGGAGCAGGTACCCGAGCTGCTCGGCCATCGTCTCCGTGCTGCCGACCTGGCGCCGGAGGACGGACTCCTCGATCAGGATCGGGAAGCGCCTGCCCGCGCGCCGGATGACCCGGGACCGCTCCACCCGGGCATCGGCGGCCGCCGACGAGTCGTCGGGAGTCCGGTTGAAGCGGGAGATCTCGGAGAGCAGCGCGGCGGCGTACGCGCGCGTCTGGAGCATCCCCGGGATGACGCTGGAGCTGTACACCCGCATCACCTTGGTGCGCTCGTACAGCGGCGTACGGGCCTGCTGCACGCCCTTGAGGCCGCGCCCCTGGACGCGCCTCCATTCCGTGTACATCTGCTGCGCCTGACGAGCCGATGCGATGAGGTCCGCGGCCTCGTCCTCCGCGCCGCACGCCCGGCACCAGGCCCGGATGTCCTCGTCGCTGGGCTGGGACCGGCCGCTCTGCAACCGGCTGACCTTCGAGCCCTGCCAGCCGGTGAGCTCTGCCAGCTGCTGCCCCGTCAGACCCGCGTCGGAGCGGAGGCCGCGCAGCCGGAACGCGATCCGGTCTCGCGCCTCCTGGACGCGCGCTGACGAGGAGGCTGGCATCAGTCGAGCACGAACTTCGAGTGCGGTACGGCCCGGTCCCAGACCGCCGCGAACGCCTGCCCCGCACGGTCCGCCGAAACCGGGCGCTCGTCCAACTCGTCACGGAGGTGCGTACCGTTCCCAGCGAAGTGATGCCAGCGGACCACCTGGCCATCGAAAAGCCAGTAGTCGTGCGCCGGGAGGAGCAGCCCGAGCGCCTGGTCGCGCGGGAGCCAGCGGACATCCTCGCCCGCGGCGAGGTTCCGGGGCGTGCACGCGTGCTCGAAGCGGATGTACTCCGTGGCGGGCAGGCTGACGACGCGAGCCCGCTGGACGGTCACCCCGCGCGCGACGGCGTCGGCCACAGCGTCGTGGAACCAACCCCACCACGACGACCGGTCGTCGAGGCCCGCCAGCTCGCCCGCACGCCAGGCCTTCAGGTCCTGGTCCTCCACGTCGGTCGCGTAGACGTCCCGCGTCTCCAGGTGCACGGCCGAGGTGCTGCACTGCGCCAGGAGCTCAGCGAACGGGGGCAGCTGCTGCGACACCGAGCGCCTCCCTCAGGGCGTCGTTCATGCGGGCCGGCAGCCGTACGACTGCCTCGTTCTCCGGAATCGGCCCGGACTCCAGGCACTTCGCCTGGAGCTCCGCGTCCGCCTTCCACCCCTGGACGACGAACTCCTGCGCGACGTCGTCGAACCAGATCGTCGGGCAGTGATCGCCGTTCGTCTCCGGGTCCTTTGCGATGAAATGTAGGGTCATGGCTGCCTCCGCTGGTCGGGAATTGCGCGAGTTTCTACGGCTGTGCCAGTCCATCGTGCAGCCGTGAAGGGTGTCGGCGGGGCGGAACGCGAGAAGGAGTGGGCGGCCGTACGATTTCGGCCGTGGCCGATACTGATATCCCCGAGTCCCTGATCGCCCTGGAGCGCGCGGCGTGGGTGGAGCAGCAGGTGGGCGCCCTGACGGTGGAGACGGCGGCTGCCGTACAGCAGGCGTACACAGATCACGCAGCTGCGACCGGACAGTCTCGGCATGAGCTGGAGAAGACGGTCAAGCAGCTGGTCCGGCACCCGGCGACATGACGAGAGGCCCCTACCGCCTCGACGGTGGGGGCCCAGGGGGGGTGCGACAGGTCAGTTGGCCGGCTCGTACTCGACTGTCTCCTGACCGCAGCCCTCAGCCAGCACGGCCAGGGCGTCCGCCTCGGCCTGGTCGACGGCGAGGCTCCAGCGGAGCTTAGTCGCCACCCAGTCCGTGGCGTAGGTGCAGCGGGCGTCAGCCAACGGCGGCAGCCACGTGGCCGGGTCCTGGTCGCTCTTGGACCTGTTCGTCTTCGCGGTCACCGCGACCAGTGAGCGCTCGGCATCCAGGTCATTCGCGTAGGCCTCGCGGCGGGCCGCCGTCCAGCCAGAGGCACCGGAATCCCAGGCCTCGGCGAGCGGGACCACGTGGTCGATGTCCAGCCCGCCCGGGGCGGTGAGGGTGACCCCGTCGTAGTACGAGTACCACTCACCCGCGGTCACCTTGCAGCGGGGCTCAACCGTGACAGGGACCCGAGACTCCGCGATCAGGACCTCCGCCCGGGTGGAGCACCCGTCCCGGTCCTCGTCCACCCAGTGCTTGAAACTGCTGCGCTGGTAGCCCTCGCGGGACTCGTCGGCGAGCGGCAGCTGTTGGATGGCATCCGCGAGGGAAAGAGGCTCGGCGGCCTGAGCGGGCGTAGCGGTGAGCAGGGGCAGGAAGGCGATAGCGGCGGCGAGGCCCCGCAGGGTCTTGGTGATCATGGTGTCTTGGTATCGCCCGCAGCCCCCTACCGCTCTCGAATCGCCCCCGCGTCACTCGGCAGAGTGGGTAGTCGTACAGAAGAAAACGCCCCCGCCGCCGGCCGAAGCCGGGGCGGGGGCGTTTCATCGGGCGTCGCGGGCGGCGACGAGCTCGGGGTCCATGGGGACGAGGGGCATGCCGGCGGCGGTCAGGCGGGCGTCCTGCTGGCTGATGTGGTCGAGCGCCAGACCGAGCAGGCGGTCCGTGCGATCCGCCCGGGTTCGGGCCTCCCGCTCCGCGTCCTCCAGCGCCCGGAGTCGGCTGTGCAGCCCGGCCATCTGGTCCTGGAACCAGCGGTACATCTCCGGGCTGACGGTCCATGTGCCCTCGGGCTGCGCGGGCGCCGAGGGCATGCCTTCCGCCGGGATCTCCTGCACCGTGGTGCGGGTTCGGCCCAGCCACGTGCCCCAGACCGTGCCCAGTGTCGTGATCAGCACGGCCAGGAGGCCGAGCCAGCTACTCGGTTCCATGTCTCACCACCCTCGGGACGATCAATCGCGGTCGGGTCAGGTACGCGACGATCGCAATCAGGACGGCGTGTGAGCCCCAGGGCATCACCGCGCCCCACGCGGTGCCGGACGCCCCGGACGCGCCGCCGAGCGCGTACGCCAGGCTCCACAGCAGCGGCGGGGCCATGCTCGCGGCGACCCCCGGCAGATCCCGCCCGGGGCGGGCCACCGCGTAGACGAGGGCGACGACGCCGCAGCCGATCCACCCCCACCCCCAGACCGGCATCGGGACCAGGCCGAGCAGGACGCTGATGCCCCGGACGGTGCCGTACCGGGGCTGCACGGTCAGGCTCGCCCCGTACGTCACCCAGGAGATGCCGGTGATGAGGAGGGTGAGGCCGCGCCAGCCCAGCCGCGCCCAGCACCAGGCCAGCGCGGCGCGCATCAGGCGTCCGTACGGGGGGTGTGCGGTGCCGCCCACCCGGCGATCGCGGCCGCGGCGGCCGGGACCAAGGCGAGGACGAACGGCTCCAGGGCGTCCGGCATGCCGGAGATCAGCGACGGGTCGTCCGTCACCGCGCCGAGGACCGCCAGACCCGCCAGGCTCGCCAGGTACGTGATAACGCTGGAGGCCTTGACCTTCTTCTCGATCGGGTCCGTGGAACGTGCCATGGTGCGTCCTTCCTAGACGTTGGGGACTCCGAGCCGGTCCCAGCTGGTCTTGCCGGGGATGCCGTCGGCGGCGTCCCCGCTGAATCCGCACTTCAGCTGCCAGGCGGCGTACGACTTGCGGTCCGCCTCCGACCAGGCGGGGCCCGGGCCGACCCGGTACCGGCCGCAGCCCTCGGACACCAGACGCCTGCCCATCGCCGTGACGACCGCGCTGTTGCGGCCGACCTTGAAGAACGCGGCCCCCGGGAACGGCTCGTACGTCGGCTTCGGCGGCGGATCGGAGGGCCCGTCCGGGGAACCGTCCAGCCGCTTGGCGATCCGCGCGCGCAGGGAGTTCATGGTGAACCCGCGCGGATCGATCTTGCCCGGCTGCCACTCCAGATGCCCGATCACCGACCGCTGCGACCAGCCGTGCGCCCGGCAGACGGCGGCGGCGGCCCGCTCGATCGCCAGCAGTTGGGCGGCCGGCCACGGATCCTTCCCGTCACCGAGGTTCACCGCCTCGAACCCGTAGAAGTGCCGGTTGCCGTCGGTACTGGCCTCGTTGCCCGGCGGGAGCTCCCGCTCGGCGATGACCGCCTGGAGGACGTCGTCGTCGCCGGACCCGGCGTGGTTCGCGCGACCGTTTCCGACGAGGTGGACGGTGCCGTCCTTGGCGATGACGCCGTGGCAGAGCGGGCCGGGCAGGGCGGAGTGGCCGTTGTAGCAGAGCTCGACGGAGGACGCGGTCCCGGAGGTGACGGTGTGATGGATCATCACGCCGTGCGTCGGACCCCAGGGCCCCTTGTGGTTCCGGTTGTTGGTGCGCCAGCTGCGGTGCTCGACGACCTTGAGGCCCTCGTCTCTGAGCGCGGTCAGCAGTCGGTCGGGGGACAGTGGTGTGGCCATCATCTGTTCCTCTCGTCGGCGGGGACGACCGCGGCTAGGAGGACGGCGCAGTCCTTCGCTTCCCGCAGCTTTCGCAGAGCCGCGCTCAGTTCCGAGTCGTCGGGGGAGCCGGCCGAGCATGGTCTCCGCGAGGTCGTGGAAGGGCTTGCTCACCTTCTGGAGGTACTCGGGCAGGTGGTCGTAGGCGAATCCGCGGACCGCTTGGGCGGTGCTCGGGTGTCGGTTGGTGGTGTCCATCGGGGGCCTCCTGGGCAGGACGAGAGCCCCGGCCGGATCGGCGCGGGGCTCGGGTGGGAGTACGAGGGTCAGGTAGGCATGCGGGCGGTCCAGTGGATCGGCTGATTCACCCACGTATCAGGACCCTCCGCCGTGTCCGTGATCAGCACGAACAAGGTCCATCCGGTGGCAGTCACGTTGATGGGACGTGCTTCGAACCTGCCGGTCACACCGCTTCCGCTGACGATCTCGCAGCCCATGATCGGAGCGACCGGGAAGGGTTCCGGGAAGCTGTTGTTCTGCGTGTACGCCGAAAGGTTCGTGAAGCTGATCAGCAGCTGACCGGCTTGGTAGTCCTTCGCATTGAGTCTGCTGTCTGTGATGCGCATGCCGGGCTGCCACAGCGTCGCGGGAACGGGCAAGGGAACCTCCTACAGTGCGGCGACGGTGGGGTAGGCGAGTCGCACGTCTGCCACTGTCGGGTGCGCTTTGCGGATGCCGTTGACGGCGCGGGTCACGGTCATCTGCTGCGGTGCACACCGCAGGTTGTCGAAACTCGCGGTCAGCACTGCGTTTGTGGCGGTGCTGCCGAGGATGGATCGGCAGCCGACGGAGCCCGGCGCGGTGAGATCGGTGTCAGTGGCGGAGAGCTGCCACGCGGTTGGCTCGGTGGACCCCTGGGGCCACATCCGCATGGCCAGGGTGCTGCCGGTGATGGCCAGGCGGACGGTGTACCAGACGCCGGGCGTATACGTGAGCCCCGTTGCGTAGGCCGACCCCAGTTGGGTTTCAGTTCCGGCGCGCTTTCGGAGCGTCAGCGTCATAGCCCCCGATGCCGCCACCTGCACCCGACCGAAGTACATGCTGGTGGCCCCGGTCGCCCGGACCACAGGGAAGATGTACGCCGCATCGCCGACCGGCAGGACGCTCAGCGACCAGTCGAACCGGAGATCCTGGTCCGCAGTCGGTACGGCCGCCAGCGTGTGGCGGATGATGTTTCGGGGGGTCATGGTGTGCCGCCCGACGTCACCAGCCACGGAGTAGTCCGTGACCGCCCCACCGTCGGGGATCCACGCCTGCCCGCTGACGGCAGCACCCCACCCGGCAGTCACCGTACGGGCGAACTGGTCCTCTGCCACCCCCGTGATCGCTGTGACGGTGACGACCTCGCCGCCGGCCGCCACGTCGAACGGGAACTCGCCCGGGTGCTCCACGCTGGTGATCCAGTCGCGGCCGGCCGTGATGCTGATCGGCCACGTAGTGGCGTCCGCCGCCACCGGCGCGGCCAGGACAGTGCCGGAGGTGTCCACCCGCCCGTACACCTGGTCCCCGACCACGCCAACCTGGTACGGACTGGCCGAGGTGCAGACGAGGGTGACCGTCCACGCGCGAGGGCGTGGCTCGTGCTGGATCTGCATCACGTGCAGGTCCGTCGTCGACTCACCCACCCACAGAGGCAGGCCGGTGAGGCGGACTAGGTCGCCGATCCTGAGACGAAGCACAGCCGCGATGAGCTCCGGGTGACGGTGCATGTTGATCTTGATGCTCGGGTAGCGGGCCTCGTCCACGGTGCCCAGGTGCGCGAGCCACGCCGCCATCGGCTGCGCCTGCGAGTCGTCCGCGAGGTTCAGCTCGACGGACTCGTCGTAGATGCCGACACCACCCTGCTCTGACGGCAGGACCGAGAGTGGTCCGGTCTCGACGACTGCGCGCCCGGACCCACCACCGCGCCGGCTGGCCGTGACGTCGTTCCGCACCGCCTGGTCGTCCTCGACCGGCTCCAGCGACGGCGCGATCGATCCGTACGGCAGGATCAGCGTCGGGGACTGGTTGTAGAGAGAGGCCCGCGTCCGGTACACGAGGCCCAGGGCGTCCGGCCGCTCCATGAGGATCCCGCCGTCGGCTTCCGCGCACTCGTGCAGCAACTCGACAAGGGTCTGCGGACGCTGCGGGCCCATCAGAGCAGTGTCGGCCGCAGCCCCCAGGAGACCTAGCTGAACGCCCTCCTCGCCCGCGAGCCGGAGCGCGCGAGCGCCCGCAGTCTCGCGGTTGTACCCGTGGTCGGCGTAGTCCATCACCTGCACGCCGGTCCGGTTGAAGTAGGTAACGTGCCCGATCGCGGTCCCCTCCAGGACGGAGGTGTACGAGCCGCTGATCGCGCGCACCGGGCCCACAGTGCCTGCGAAGGAGCCGTTCCAGGCAGCCCCAGCACCGCCGATCGGGATGACCAGGACGGAGATCAGGACCTGCGATCCGTCTTGTGTGATGGACAGCCGGAGTCGGTTCCACTGACCGGCGATCGGCCCCGAACCGCCGTTGAGCAGGATCGACGTGCTCTCGCCGTCAGCGCTCATCCCCATGACCTGGACTGCCCCGCCGGGCCCCATCCGCAGCGACATCCGCGGCCAAGGGGACATGCCTGTCGCCAGCTCGAAGATGGGCATCAGGAGCGTCGGCTCCACGGCCCGGAAGTACACGAACTCCAGCTGCCAGGAGGTGCTCGTGGGGTACGCGGGCACGGCGGCCTTCAGCGTGGCACCCGCCGTGATGGTCGGCAGCGGCGACGAGCCTGGCAGGGTGTCGGCCGACGCCCAGTCCAGGCCTGGCGCGGTCATAGGAAGGCACCCCGGGACGGGGCTGTAGGCCTGGGTGGCGCTGTCGCCCTCCTCCATCGGCCAGTACGCCACCGGAGCCGCGCTCGGAATCCTTCTGCGGAGAGTCGAGTTGAGAGCCTTCCGGCCCTGCTGCATACGCCGCAGAATCCCGGCACCCTCCACGGGCACCCATGCGTCCTGACCGGACGGGGCCCACCGGGACGGCCAGGACGCCACCTCCCCCATGAAGATGGGGACGAGCTGGGTGAACTCCGCAGCGCCCTCCAGGGTCCACACGCGGCCCGTGGTGTCCGTGTGCGACGTCGCACCAACGACCGCTGCTGACCAGTCGACCCGGGCGGCCACCGTGCCATCGATGCCCGCCCGAACCTCCGCCCCGTGCAAGCGGTCCGGCACGCCAACCCAACCGATGGACCCGAGGTCGCCGACCCCGAGCGGCGCCGATGCGGCAAACGTTGAGGTGGCCCCCGCCTGGATGAACGGAGTCCCCACCACGGTCCACGGACCTGCCAGAGAGGGGGCCCTGTAGAAAGTGGCCGTTCGGCCGCTTGCTCCGTTGTCCACGTCGAGCGTGACGCGCACGGCGGCCCGCTCGCCAGGAGCCAGGCCCAACGCCGTGGAGATGATGTTGTTCGAGACGGATCCGTCCGCAGACCAGCTGAACTGGAGCCGCCCACCGGCTAGCAGCGCAAGTACCCACCCCCGGTTCGGAGCGAGACCCCACCGGCTGATCAGCTCAGCGTCCGCGCCCGTAGCCGGTGACCACGTCTCCGGGGTGAGCTCGATGCGCACGTCCAGGTCCGTGGTGCCGCTCGGCAGCCCAGCGGCGGAGGCAGTCGCCCGTGCCCCAGAACCGTGCAGCCCGAGGTAGGTATCGGTCCCGGGGACGGAGATCCGGGCCGGCGTGTTCCTGCCGAGCTTGCCGTAGTTCGGCGACAGGGGGTTCCGCGGCGAGAACTGCCCGTTCTTGTTGTTGAGGGTGAGCGACAGGGATGCCGGGTCAACACCGGTTCCCTGCGCGCTCATCCCCGCCACCGTCCGGATCGGGTCCCGCGTGTACGCGCGCTTCGTCACGTCCACCCAGGTGGTTCCGATCCGCAGCTCCGCGCGGAGCCCGAGCGGTTCCTCGGGAAAGGCCACCGCCTACCTCCTTCCACCGAGGACGAGCTGCACGTCCCCGCCCTTCGCCTGCACGGAGCTGCGCAGCTCCTCGATGAGCCAGTCCGAACGGCGGGACCCGTCGGAGCGGATCTCGATCACGGTCGGGGCCACGGCCCCGCGCGCGCCGGCGCCGAAGCTACCGCCGTACGTGCCCGCGCCCGGCGGCGTGAGCACCACGTCGGGGTCGACCAGGCCAGCCATCGACCGGTCGACCAGGCCGCGGTCGCCGTCGATGCCCTCCGCCAGGCCCTGCGGGATGAACCGCCCGATCAACGCCATGACGCGACTCGGGCTCTTGATGCCGAGGGCCCTTTTGATGGCTTTCTGCATGCCGGTGGCGATCTTGAGCATCTGGCGCTCGATCGCCGCCTGCTCCCGCTGGAGCCCACGGACGAGCCCCTGGCCGGCCCGGATGCCCGCCCCGTACATCGCGTCGCCCGCAGTCGCCCCGGCGCTCCCTGCGGCTTTGACGAGCGCCGCCTGATTCGCGTTTGCCTGCTTGATCTGCGCCTGCGACGCCGTAGCCAGTGCGGCGGCCGCCGACGCGCCCTGCTCGACCCCAGCCTGCGCGATCTGGGAGATCAGGTCAGCCCGAAGACCTTTCTTCCGGAGCGCCGCCAGGTGCGCCTCAAAGGTCTGAGCCCGGGAGACCTGGGCGTCGAGCGTCTGGATGATCTGATCGGCGCTCGTCGGGCCGCCGTCCGCCGTGATGTTCCCGGCGTCGAGGATGCCCTTCTTGACGTCCGCCGCGAGGGTGTCGCGGGCCTTGATCTGGTCGGCCAACTTCTTCTGAGCGGTCTTCAGCCGCGCAGCGACGACGGCTTCCCGGGTCGCCAGCTTGACCAGCTTCTTGCTGTCGGAGCTGATCCGGCCGAGCGCCTTCGACCGGGTCTTCCCTGGGCGGAGGCTGTCGGTGACGATGTCCGCGAGCTTGGCGGCGGCCGACTTCACCTGCTTCGCGGATCCGGTGAGCCCGTCGACCAGGCCGCGGGCGATCCACCGCCCCTGCGCCTTCGTCACCTTCGACGGCGAGGCGATTCCCAAGGCCTTCGCGATCGGGCCGGGGATGACGCTCCGCGCCCAGCCCATGATCTGCGACTTGATCCAGCCCCCCATGGACTGAATACCCGACCAGAGGCCCTGGACGACGTTGCGGCCCTTCTCCAGCAGCAGCCCGCCCAGCGACCCGATACCGGAGTTGATCCGCCCGGGAAGCCCAGCGACCCAGCTGATGAGCTGGCCACCCTTGGTGACGACCCCGGACTTGATGGCGTCCCAGTGCCGCAGGAAGATCCCGACCAACGACCACTTCACGAAGAAGGCGAGGATCTGCCCGCCGATGGACTTGATCTTGGACCAGATCCAACCCCACGCCTGGGTAGTCCACTTGACGATCTTGTCCCAGTTTTTCCAGATCAGGATGCCGAGCGCGACGATCGCGGCGATGACCCAGCCCACCGGACCCATCGCGATGACCCAGGCCGCTGCCATCCGCGCACCCTGGAGCAGAGACTGCGCCCCCATCAGCAGCCAGGCCCCGACCACGCGCGCACCCGCGGCCACCTGGCCAGCCGCCGACGCTGCTGCCCCTGCCCCGGCCATCAGCCACCCGGCCGCCACGCGGGCGCCGTTGAGCAGCGCGCGAGCCGCCATCAGCAGCCAGGCGCCGACGACACGGGCGGCTGCGGCGATCTGAGTCCCGGCCGACCGCAGCGCGGCGACCCCGGACATGACCCAGCCGGCCACCACCTGCGCGCCCCGGACCGTCGCCGCCACGCCCATCAGGACCAGTGCCGGCACGAGCACGCCCGCGACGACACCGGCCACGACGCGCAGCGTGACGCCGTTCCTTTGTGCCCACTGTCCGAATCGCATCAGGGCCGGAATGACCTGGGTGCCCAGGACGTTCACGATGCCCTGTGTGACGCCGCGCTTGAAGGCCTCGACGCGCACACCGGCGGACTCCTGGATGGAGTTCCCGGCCTTGTCGACGGCTCCGGAGAAGGTGCCGAATTTCGCGGCCGCCTTCGACGGGTCCATGGTGTCGAAAGCGCCGCCAAGGTCCTCGAACTTTGTGCCGAAAAGGCCGAGCGCGACGGTGTTCTTCTTGACGGGGTCGTCGAGTCCACGGATCTTGTCGAAGATCGTGTCCATCGCCTTCGTGGCCTTGGGGCCTCCACCGGCAAGAATCTTGATCATCTTGTTGGCGTCAAGCCCCAGAGCCTTGTACGCCTCAGCCGCCGCCTCGGAACCGTCGATCGACAGGAGCGAGAATTCCTTGATTGCGTCGGCCGCAATATCGGTGTCGCGTGCACCCCCGGCGAGGGCCTGCGATACGAGCCCCATTGCCATCGGGCCGTCAATTCCGACTTTGCGGAATTGTGTGCTGTATTCGTCGAATGTGTCGAGGAGATCCTCGCTCGCGTTCAGGCCCTTCTGCTGGGCCTTGACGAGGATGTCCATCGCCTCGTTGGCGTCGCGGGCCATCCCCGTCTTGACCATCTTCCCGACGGTCGTAGAGACGTGCGCGACCTCCTCTCCGAGGATCCGCCCGGTCGTCGCGATCCGGATACCGAGCGCGTCGAGCTGGGCCTCAGTCGCGCCCGTCGGGATCAACCCGTTCTGGCTGATCGCGGCCATGGTGTCGGCGGCGGTCTGGAAGTCCTCGACCATCGCGCTGGCGAACAACCTGCCAGCCGCCTTGCCGTACTTCTGGGCGACCGCCGGAGCTCCGCCAATCCGCCCCTCCAGCGTCCCCAGGATCTGGGACTGCTCCAGGTAGTCGGTGATCCCGACCATGAGCGCGGCCCCGGCCGCGACGCCCGCGCCGGCCGCGATGGTCTGGAGCCGAGAGAGCCCGCCCTCGGCGGCCTGAACGGCGTCGTCGGCCCCGTCCCGGGCCCCGTCGCGGAGCGCGTCGCCGAGCGCATCCCCGGCCGCGTCACCGGACCGGCGAGCAGCCGAGACGAAGCGGCCCTGGGCATCCCGGATGCTGCCGTCGGCGGCCCGGGTGAAGCCCTCGCCGAGGGCCTGGCCCGCCTGCTGCCCGGCCTGCTCGGCATCGTCTGCCATGCGCCGCCCGAAGGAGTTGAGGTCGCCCTCCGCCCGACGAAGGGCAGGGCGCACCTCCCTGTCGTCGAGCCGGATGAAGCCGACCAGCTCGCCGACGGTCAACGCCACGATGGCCCCCCTACTTGCTGCGCTCAGGAGGCGCGAAGTGCCGGTTGATCCGGGTCTCCGCAGAGAGGAGCCCGTAGACGCGGGTCTTCAGCCAGCGCCAGCTGCGCGCCCGCATGAGCCCGGGGGTGTCGAGGTCGATTCCGTACGTCTGCTGGAAGTCGGCTTCGATCAGGGCCCATTGCTCCAGCAGCCCCGCCCAGGTCAGCTGTGGGCCGCCGCCTTTTTGGGCTTTTTGGGCTGGGACGCCGTCTTCGTACCACTCGTAGAGGCCGGTGGCTTCGTCGTACTCGCCGCACCCTTTGCCGAGGAGCCGCGCGCGGCCTGCTTCCGCCGTGCCGCGCGATTCGGTTTTCCCGGCTGCACCCCGGTCTTCCAATACTGGGCGGCAGTCTCACGGTCCACCGTGATCCACATCATGGCCGTGATGGCGACGTGCTTGAAGCGGGACCAGCGGAGGTCCTTCAGGAGGACGTCGTACTGGTCGCCGAGGCACATCTTGTAGAGGTCCAGCTCCTCCTGGTCGTCGAGCGCCTGGGAGTCGACCGGGGCCCCGCCCGCGACCATCCGGGCGGCCAGCGTTGTGATCTTCTCGATCTTCACGCCATCCACGGCCGCCGGGTCCTCGATCCGGTAGACCCGCTCGATACCGTCCTTGCCCGTGACCGGGAGCTCCAGGACGTCGTCGAGGAAGGCGTCCAGCGCCTCGAACTCGGCCATCAGGCGATCGGGTTCGTGATCGGAGTGATCTTGCCGTCGCCGGTGATGGTGATCTCCACCTGGCCCAGCGCGGTGTGCTCGCCGCCGGACTCCTCCCACTTCACGATGCCGATCCCCTCGTACGCCTCGGCGTAGCCCTCGCGGTCGAACCAGCGCGAGTGCACCTTCGAGGCGGAGCCCCAGCCGAATGCGGCCAGACGGAGGGCCTCGTGTGTCGGGTGGTACGTCTTGACCTGGTCGTTGACCTTGCGGTTCAGGGTCGTGGTCAACTCCCAGGACTGGGCCGTCTTCGTGTTGCCGTTCCAGCCCTCCGACTCGTAGTCCGAGGAGTCCTCGATGTTCGGGTCGGGCATCGGCGGCTTGAAGTCCGTCACCCCCATCACTGTCGTCCATTCCGGGGCCTCGGCGGTGCCCAGGTTGAGCTGCCAGCGCCACCGTCGGGCGAGCGCGGTCTCCGGGGTGGGTGTCGACATGTGCTGCTCCTACTCGTTCAGGAAAGGGCCCGGCCTGGTGGTCCGGAAGTAGAAATTGCTGGTCAGCTCCTGCCGACCGTGGGTGTCCTGGCCCATGAGCCCGGCGGACTCGCGCCAGGACAGGGCCACGTAGACGCCGCGGAGCCGGTAGCTACGCCGCTCGTGCAGCAGCCGGAAGGCACCGTCGGCGAGGCCCCAGACCTCGCGGAGATCGGGGCCGGCGCGGTATCGGATCTGCACGGCCGTGATCGCGTCCGTGGTGTCGGTGTCCTCGACCGGGTACGGCGTCAGCACGTACAGCCGGGCGGGCTCCTCGGGCATCGCCCCCAGGACGATGGGAGTCTCGCCCGGGCGGATCTGGGCGTCGGGCCGGTAGACCCCGAGGCCCTCGCCGGACATCAGCTCGGCCAGGCCCTCCAGGAGGTCGACGGTGTACGTCATCGCAGCGCCCGCCGGAGCTCGGCCGCGACGATCGCGGCGACATGCTGCCGGGCCTGGAGCAGGGGCTCCTCGACGTACTTCGCCTGACGCCCGGGCGCGTGCTGGAAGTCCAGCTCCTCGTGCTGCCGGATCGCGTAAGGGGTGTCGTAGCTGACTGCGGAGGTAAGCGTCGCTTCGTCGACCGACGCGGTCCCAGAGCGGGACAGAGCGGCCTCGTCGAGGGGGACGACGGCCTGAGTCTCGCCGAGGACGTACTCCGCGGCGAGGTACCCGCCACGGGCGGCCGCGGGCCGGAGCGCGCGCACCACCTGGTCGCCGTCGAAGCGGAGTCTGTAGCGCGCGGGCATGCGGCGGCCCCCTATTCGAGCTGGATTTCCACGTGGTCAGGGGTACCGAGGCCGCCGCTGTCCTGGGGCGCTTCCTGGATGACCCGGGTCTGGCGTCCGCCGGGGAGCGTGACCCGGGACAGCGGCGGGGCTGTGGTGCCTGGGGAGGCGTACGCGGTCGACGAGGAGACGACGACGTCGCCCTGGGGTGTCCGTACGTTTCGCGTCTTCTGGTCCAGGAAGCACCGCACCTCGACCGGGGGGCCGTACAGCGGGCCCGTGCTGGTCCGGCCGGCGTACGGCTCGACGGTGATCCGGTGCCGCAGGAAGCGCTTCGGGATGGCGGCCATCAGCAGCTCGCCAGAGCAGTGAAGCGAATGCGGTCCTTCGGGATGAGCTGGAGCGCCCGGAGGAGCTTGGGCGCGTAGTACGAGGGGCCAGCCCCATCGGGCCCGCCGCCGAACTGGAGGTTCACGCTGCCGATCTGGGCTGCCTTGAGGGGGCCGGAGATGTCGGTCTCCTCGCCGACCTCACACCAGAACTCGACCTGCGCACAGACCGCGTCCCGGAACCCAGCGGCAACGAGAGGGTGTGTCGGCATCCCGTCGTCGTCCACGTCGTAGATCGCGGTGAGCAGGAAGTCGCTGTCGATGAGCTGCGAGGCCCGCTCCAGTAGCCGCTGGGCTCCCAACGGCGGTGCTTCTCCGAGAGCGTTGGCGAGATCGGTGGTCGTGGCGTACACGCGGCCGTCCCCACGCGCGCCCGGGGCGGGAGCGACGGATACGAGCTCGTGCTCGACGCCCGCGCCGGTGCCGGTGATCGACCACGACAGTCGCCAGATCCCTGCCGCCGTGTAGACCACGGGTGCGGTCCACGCCGCGCCGTCATCCACAGGGGTGACCACAGGTGTGGACAACTGGCCGGTCGGCCCCGCCACGACCAGCGTTACCGCCGTCGTCTCGTCGTGCTCGCCGACCTCCAGCCGAGCCGTGACGAGGTCTCCCACATCGGGCATCGAGTCCTCCTGTTCAGTGGCGCGGGCGGCCGGAGCCCTGTCGGCCGTACGAGAGCGCCCACCACAGCACTCCGCCGTACGGCCAGGCTTCGACCGCCCACGCCTCCACCACCGCACCCACGGGATGGTCCAGGTCGGCTACGCGGACGCGCCGATGATGTGGATGTCGTAGGTGACGGCCGACCCCGCACCGGAGTTGGCGATCTTGAGCAGGTCGCCGGTCGACGCGGTAACCGCGTACCCGGTCGCGTCGGCCACCCCGGTTCCGACGGCCACGAACCCGCCCGGGCGGACGGTCAGCGTGTGCGTCGCGCCGAGCAGCGTGGCCCACGGGTTGGAGCTGGCCGCCCCGACGACCACGTTGTTCGTGTTCCCGGCCGCCGCCGCGATCACGAGCCCCTTGATCCGGGCGAAGGTGATCGTCGCGCCGAACGCGTCGACGAGGACGCCCGCCAGGTCGAGGTCCTCGGTCCCCGACGCGGCCAGCGTGCGCCGGTCGGAGAACACGCGGTCCGCCTTGCCCGCCCCCGTACCGCTGGCCAGGGACATGGACCGGGACAGGGCCTGGGGCGCCCGGCTCGTGCCGAGGTCGATGGCGGTGACCTGCTCGGCGAAGGCGGACACCGCGAGCATCGTTCCGGACAGCGGCATCAGCTATCACCCCCGTACCGGGCCGCGAGCTCGTCCCGGGTGAGGCCGTCGATCTCGGCCTCCTCGTTGGAGTCCTTGGCGCGCGTCCGGGCGTACGCCTGCCAGTCCGCCTTGGACCCGGACTTGGCCGGCTGGCGGGGCCCGTCCGCCGGGGCCTGACTGATCGGGGTCAGCTCGACCGGCGGCGTGTCCTGCGTCGGCACCTCGTCGACAGCCGGGGGCGTCGTCTCGACGAGGACCTGCCCGGGGCCCTGCTCGGCCCGGGGGCCAGCCAGGGAGGAGCGGGACAGGATGCCGTCGTCGACCACCGGCGGGTTCGGCTCGTCGTCGCCGAGCCGCGTCCAGTTGTCCAGTGCGTCGAGCCGAGCGGAGCGGCCGTCGAGCTCGACCCGGTCGCCGGTGCGCTCGTTGAAGTAGGTCGTCATGCTGCCGGTACCGCCGTTCGCAGGTCGACCTGGACCAGGGTCTCGGTCGGGGAACCCGCGGGGGTGCCGAGGACGACGGAGAGGTTGTCACCGGCCGCGCAGGTGGCGTTCTGGACGGTGGTGCTGCCCGCCCAAGCGTCCGTCGTGGTGGCCATCGGCGACGCGAGGACGTCCGACGAGCCCTTCTTGACCTGGACGGTGCCGGACGATCCGCCGGTCCGGTAGGCGCGGACGGCGATGATCGCCGCTCCGGCCGGGACCTTGCACAGCTGGTACGTGCCGGCCGCCGAGGAAGCGACGCGGAGCTCCTTGCTGTACGTGCGGGCCGTCGAGGTGTCGACCTCGCCCGCGCGACCGTCCACGGTGTGGACCTTGTAGCCCATGTGGAATCCCTTCCTGGGAATGCGAAAGGGCCCGCACCGGCGGGCCCTGCTGGGTCGGTGGCGCGCGATGCGCCGGAGGTCAGGCGGCGTCGGCACCCTTGATGAGCACGGCGCGGTTGGCGTCGAGCGTCTTGGCGCCGTACAGGGTGTCGATGCTGACGACGTCCTGCTTCTTGTCCTGGTCGTAGCCGTAGATCACGCGCAGGGCGAAGCCCTTGTAGTTCATGATCGCGGCGTTCTGCGCGCCCTTGGGGAGCTCCAGCGGGCGGAAGGCGAGGGCGAACGCGGTCCGGTGGAACGCGAGGTTGACCTCGGTGGTCGGCTGGCCGGGGGCCGGAGACTGCGCGGGCTGGCCGACGTTCTGGGTCATGTACGGGTCGAAGCCGGACACCCGGCCGCCCATCGACGCTTCCAGCAGGCCCTCCGTGGAGCCGCGCTTGTCCGCCTGCCGCCAGGTCTTCTCGGCGGTCCAGCGGGCCTGCGTGGTCGGGCCGACGACGACGCTGCGCTGCGAGAGCGGCACGTTCTTCCGGCTCAGGAGTGCCCCGGCCTCGACCAGGACGCGGGAGTCGCTGTACGGGTAGAGGCCGCCCGGGTAGTTGTAGTCCTCGCCCGCGACGTTCTCGGCGACGCCGCCGACCTCCTGGACGATGTCGTCCCGCAGGAGGAGCAGGTCGTTGTCGATCTTCTGGGAGATCGCCTCCATGGCCGGGGTGAGGAGCTGCTCGTCGAAGTCCTCGATCTTCAGCGTCATGTCCTCGGACGTGACGGCGAAGCTCACGTCGGCGAAGTGGTTCAGCGTCATGTTGACGCTGGTCTCCGTCGCCTCCTGGACGATGATGCCCTGCTGCCGGTTGTACTCGTGGGCCTCGAAGACGGCGGGCTTCCGGATGGTGATCGCGTCGCCCTGCTTGCGCGCGAACTCCGGCTCGTAGTCCCGGTGCACGAGCGACGCCATGACGGTGGTCTCGTACAGGTTGGCGAGGGCCTGGCGCGCGATGACCTGCGCGGTCAGGAACTGGTTGGCCATGGGGTGTGTCCCTTCTTAGCCGGTGCGGCGCTTGCGGCGCGCCTTCCGGATCTCGTCGATATCGGTGGGGTCGGACCCGTCGCCGTCCCCGGTGCCGCCGCCGAAGTCGCCGGTGGAACTGTCGGGGGCCGGCGTTCCGACCTTGAGCTTGGGGTTGTCCTCGACGGCCTTCTTGATGGCCGCGGACACTGCCTTGCCGAAGCCCTCGTCGGAGGGGTCGAGGCCCTTGATCGAGTTGAGGAACGCCCGGGAGTCGGTGAGCGCGTCGGGGTCCGCCCCGTGCTTGCCCGCGCCCCGGTACACCGCCAGCTCGACCGCGGTCTCACGGTGCGCGGCGGTGGCCTGCTCGATCTTGGCCGTCAGGGCGGCCGGGTCCGGCGGGGTGTCCTTCTCGTCCTTGATCAGGCCGAGGGCCTTGCCGAGTTCCTGCACGATCTCCGTGCGGGCGTCGTCGGCCGCCTGCCTCTTGGCCGTCGTGCGAGCCTTGGCCGACTCGCCGTTGGCCGCCTTCAGCTCCTTCTCCAGGCGGGCGATCTTGGCCTCGGGGGTCTCGTCGCCCCCGGTCGGCTTCTTCGCGGGTGCCTTCGGCTTCGGCTTCTCGCCCTTCGCCGCGTCGTCGTCCTGGCCGTCGTCGTCACCGGTCCCGCCGGTGTCCTCGCCGTCCTGGCCGTTGTCGTCGTTTCCCTCGTCGCCGGTGTCGTCGCTGCTGGATCCGGAGTCGCCTTCGTCCCCGCCGTCGGCGTAGAGGACCTGGCCGAAAGGGCCGACGGGATACGGGTGAGACCACCCGGGCTGGTGACGGGCAAGGGTCTGCTGCTGCATCGTGCACTCCTGGTGCGCGTAGAGGTGGGCCCCGCACCCGGCGGGGCTGTACTGCAATCCGGCCCGCACCCGGCGAGCGGAGATCCGTAAGGCCGTGACCTGGGCCAAAAGAGAGCAGGGGGAACAACTCGCCCTATGTGGCTTACGGTTCGCCTATGACTGAAAACCAGAGCGAGCCGCAGCTCGCAGACCAGGCCCGTACCTCACTGCTCGAAGCCATCACGAAGGCCGCACAGGCAGGCCGCGGTGAGAACGCTCGAAATCTCGCCGAGGCGTACGCGCTGATCAACCCGCAGGCGCCTACCGACGTGAAGCCCGTTCCTTCCCCGACCCGCGAAGCCCTGTCCGGACGCCGGTAATCACCGTGCGGGCGTGAGCTGCTCACGGCGGCTCTTGCGCGGCAGGCCGGTCTCGTCGACCAGGTCCCGGATGCGGGCCTGGTAGGCGCGGACTTTCGCGCGCGCGGCCGTCGCCTTCTGCTCGTCCATCGCGCCTGCGGCCTCACGCTTCCACCGGCGGATCTGCCGTTCGTAGTAGCGCTGCCGCTGCGTGTCCTCGTACGTCCCGCGCGCCTCGGGCTTCGGCCGCTGCTTCGTGAGCCCCGGCATGTACGCCCGCACGTCGTGACGGCAGTTCGGATGGAACAGTCCGGCCGCCCGCGCCTCCGGGAGCGACCCGGCGACCGGCACGGTCACCATCCGACCGTCCTCCGTCGCGTGCTCCAGCTCGATGTCGCGCCCACCCGGGGCCCCGTCGCGAGCGAGGATCTTCCCCTCCCAGCGGCGGCACTGCGGGCACTCCTCCGGGGCCTCCGAGATCATCACGAGCTCGACCCCGGCCGCGCCGAGGCGGTCGGTGTGCGCATCGACAGCAGCCCGGCCGACGACGCTGCGGGTGGCCATCTCGACGTACGACCGCATGTCCCACGAGCGGCCGGCCCGGTCGATGAACCCGGTGACGCCGCGTGCGGCGAAGCGGTCGAGTGCGGTCTGCGCGGCCTGACGGCGGGTCTGCGCGCCGAGCAGCGGAGCCGACGAGGCGTGCACAACAACCTCGCGGTAGACGTCCATGGTCTGCCGGAGAATCCGCAGGTGCACGGGCCCGGTGTCGGCGATGAGCGCGTTGGCCAACCGGTCGACCGTGGCGGCCGCCGGTACTGCGGAGGCGGCTGCCGCGGCCTGGCCAACGGCGAGCGCGCCGAGCTCCGCCACCGCCGCCTGCTGCCCCCGCTCGTACGCCTCCGCGACCGCCTGCTGGATCGCCCCGGACGCGTCGAGCTGGAGCGCGTCGATGACAGCCTGGATCGCCGCCTGGAGGTCGCCAAGGGATCGGGCCTTGAGTTCCAGCCACAGGGGCGACTCGATGTCGGCGGCCAGGGCGTCGCGGATGCGCTCGATGATCGTGCCCTGCGCCGCTTCGTACAGGTCGGCGATGGCTGCCGCGAGGTCCTCGGCGAGCGCGGGGGACACGGGCATCTGGTCCTCCTACGGCATGGCGCCAGACTGCATCGGGTCCGGCACGGCCATACCCTGCTCTTGGTGGATGCGCTCGACCTCCGCAGCCACCATGCCGTCATCCCACTCCGGGTGAGCCATCCGCACCAGGGTGTCGGTGCTTGCGGCGCTCGCCCGGCGCAGCATCTCCGCCGTGGTGGCGAGGGCGAGCGGGTCCTCTTGGACCCCGTCCTGGAACTCGATGTTGGGTCGCTGCGGCTCCCCCTTGGTGCCGAACACGTGCTGGTCGACAGCGAGCAGCGCGTGCACCGCGTTGGCCAGCCCGGGGCGGACGCGAAGGATCTTCTTGCCGCGGGTCGTCATGCTCCTGCGCTCCTTCGAGACGACCTCGGTGGCCGTCACGGCGACGTCCGCGCCGATCCCGAAGGTCTGCGCCGAGTAGCCGCAGGACCGGAGGATCTGGTTGATCAGGTCCTCCGAGGTGTCCCGGTGCTCCTGGACGCGGATCGCGAACTGGGAGACCGTGAGGGCCATGCCGTCGCCACGCGCGAGCGCGTTGACACCGGCGAACGCCTCCTGGTCCGGGTTCCAGCTCGCGCCTCGGCCGGGGCCGTTGGACTGGAGGTAGGAGTCCGGGACGACGAGGCGGCCCTTGCCGATGCGGATGTCCCGCATCCAGCTGGCGTACGTCTCGTCGAGCTGGTCCATCAGCGATTCAACGCCGTCGAGGTCGGATCGGCCGAAGTCGCGGAGGTACGGATCCTTCCGCCAGCGCCTGCTGGCCTGGTTCGGGAGGTAGGAGACGTCGAGGCCCTTGAAGCCGGTCTCGATGACCCCCTCGGAGTTCACGGCGGCCGCGAAGCCTCGGGTCGCCTCGCTCTCCTCCAGCGGGACCGGATGGCCGAGCCTGCCCGCCGTGCCCTGGTACAGGCCGTGCTGGATGCCCTCGGGCTCGTGGCGCTCCAGGTGCCGCCAGACCTGCCCGTCCTGCTCCCGTACGACCTTCCAGAACGTCACAGCAGCGAGGCGGCCCCAGCGGAACTCGGGCACCGCAGCGTCCGCGTGCACAGCGTCCAGCCAGGGGTGATCCGCGAGCTGTTTGTCGTAGACCGGGCGGAGGTAAACGCCTCCGAGCGCGGCCCCAACCTCCGCAGCGGTCTGGAGCGTGGCCAGCATCCCGTCATCAGTCAGGGCGTCCAGGCGCTTCTGGGTCTCCGCGTTCTCGACGGTGAACTGCGGCGGCTCGGAGAACAGGAGGTCTGCCGAGCCGGCGCAGATGTCGCCCGCGATCGGCACGTGGATCTTCGTGCGCCGTTCGCCCTGCGCGGTCGGGGTGCCCCACCACCAGCGGGCGATCCGGCCGATCGCCCCGGAGGCGTACTGGAGACGCTTCGGGTCCGGTGTTCCGACCCCGGAGCCGCCTCCGTACAGGGACTCCAGGCGGTCCGGGTCGCCTGCCCACCAGGTGTCCCAGGTGTTCATCGACGTGAGGGCGGGCGACAGCTTCGGCGGGGGCCAGGGAACGTTACCCGTCGGCAGCGGCATCGTCTTCCCCCTCGTCCGCGCTGGGGTACTCGACCTCGTCGGCAGCGGCGCGCAGCAGCTGGGCGAGCTCGGGCCGTCCGTACTTGAGCGTCCCCTCGCCGTCGAGGTCCACGGTGAAGTCGCCGAGGCGGACTTCGGGGGTGGAGCCCACCCGCAGGTAGACGGGCAGGTTCAGCGACGCGGTCACGCGGCCACCTCCAGGCGGGTCGGGATGTACGGGCGCCACAGGGCCTCGGTCGTTCGGACGCCGTACCGGAGCGCGTCGCACGAGTGGTCGTTCTCCTTGATCGGCGCGTCGTCTCCGGCCTCGGCCGACTTGTCGTCCCACGAGTAGCCCGGGAGCTCCTCGATCAGGCCGGTCGCGGATTCGTGGATGAGGAGTTCACCGGTGCCGAGCAAAGAGCTGACCGTGCGGATGCCGTCAAGGACGGCGTTGTCGGCGTACGTCACGCCGGTGACCCCGTCGCGGTGCAGCTGCTCAATGAACGAGCTCGCGGACGGGTCGACGACCGTCCACTCCGGGGTGACCCCCACGGCGGTCGAGTGCGGGTGCCGGATGCCCGCCAGCCACGTGCGGCGGGCCCGGCTGTACTCGGCGTCGGTCATCTGCCGACGAGCAAGCCGGGAGTCGTGCCGGTACTCACCGACCACATAGAGCCGCCGGTCCGTACCGAGCCCGACGAGGACGTCGGCGAAGGGGTTCACGGTGCCGTAGTCGATGCCGTCCGCCAACCAGCGGTCGATCCTCGGGAGCTCCGAGACGACGTGCCGGATGGGGTCGAACATCTCGTAGACCGCGCCCTCGGACTGCACCCAGGCGCCGAGGATGAACCGCCGGTACCAGAGGCCGACGTACTCCTTCTTCAGTGAGGCGACGTAGTCCGCGTCCAGCGACGGGTTGTCGTCGAGGTTGAAGTGCCAGGATCGCAGGTTCAGTTCGCCCGCGCGGTCGAGGTACTCCTTCTTCAGCCAGTGCCCCGGGTTGTCCGGGTTCGTGGTCCCCATGAGCTTCGCGCCCTTGACGGACAGCCGGCCGAGGAGCTGGCGGAAGAAGTCCTTCGGCAACAGGCTGACCTCGTCGCAGTAGACGAGGCTGACGGTCGCCCCTCGGATCTTGGCCTCGGAGCGGCGGTCGTTCGCGCCGATCAGGTGCACGGTGCGACCGAGGATGACCGCGGTCTTCGCGCCCGGGGTCCAGACGACCAGCTTCGACAGCTCGCCGAACAATCCGACGTCGACCAACGGCTCCATGATGTTCCGGCCGATCGTGTCGAGCGTTCGCCCGGTGATCAGGATCAGGCCGGCGCGCGGTGCAGCGGCAACTGCGGCGAGCAGCGCGATCAGCGACGCGATCGTCTTGCCGCTCCTGATGGCCCCGTGCCAGATGTTGATGCGCGCCGTGCACTCGACGATCGAAGCGATCTGCTTCCGGGACAGGGGAAGGTCGACGTTCCGGAGCATCACGCCCCCTCGTCGGCCTCCTGGTCCTGCTGCTGGGCCTGGTAGACCGCCGTCAGTCCGGACATCAGCTGGGTGATGAGGGCCAGGCCCTCTTCGACGCCGGACTCGTCCTTGGGGGGCACGAGCTTCAGGGACCGGTCCACGGCGATGCCGACGGCGGACATCAGCGTCCGCTTCACATCGGCGGGGGCCTCAGGGAACTCGTGGTCCTCGTACGTGTTCTCCTTGCCGCCGAACGACCAGACCGTGGTCGGTACCCAGAGTTGGGCGCGCATGCGCTCGGCGTCGTCCTGGAGCTGCTCGGCGAGCCGGGCCCGGCGGTCGGCCAGGTCCGCCTGCCGCACCTCGGTGGCAGCAGCGACCTGCCCGGCCCGGGCGGCGAAGGAGATGCCGAGCTTCCCAGCCTCTTCGCTGATCGTGCGCCCGGAGCGGCCGAGCTCCTTGGCGATGGCGTTGCGGCCCTTGCCCTCGGCGTGCAGTTCGCGGATGCGCGCGCGCTCTTGGTCGGTGACTGGGTTGGCCTTCGCCATGGTCACCCCCGGGCGTGCGGAGGCCCGGCCGCGCACGGGCGCAGCCGGGCCGGTCTGGGGCGGCTACTTGTCCTTCGCGACTAGGTCGCCGAGCGCCTGCTCCAGCTCGTCGCGCCGCTCGTCGGAGGTGAGCGCCTGTTCCCGCGCGCCGAACGCGAGGGCGAACCGGTCGACCTGCCGCCAGTCGGCGTCCTTGGGCATCTCCTTCGCCCAGTGCGCGGCGACGCTCGGCGTCCCGAACTCGTAGATGGAGACCGTGTCGGTGGTGATCAGCGCGGTGCAGTCGTTCGCGTGCGGCTTCTCGCCCGCGGCCTCCTGCGAGCAGCCAGCCGTGTTGTCCTTCGGATCGCCGAGGGTCTTGACCCCCGTGGCGTCGGCGAGGTCGGCCGCCGCGGTCTTCGCGGTGAGGCCGGCGGGCTGGCCGCTGCCCGGGGCGGTCGGCTTCGATTCGGTAGTCGGCTCGGCGACAGGGTCGCAGGCGACGAGGGCGAGCAGGAGAGCGGCGCCGGTGACGGCGGCCGCGGTGGTGCGGGTGCGCATGGTCCCCCCAGGGCAGGTGCGATCTAGGGACCAGCATGGCGGAACGGTGGCTACCGTACGGAGGAAACGCGAAGGTCCGCACAGTGGCGGACCTTATGTCCGGGCACGCCGGACTTGGGGACATGGTGCGCCATTAGTCGCGGATGCGCAAGCAGGGAATCCAGGGGGCGTCGATCTCGGCCCTTTCTGGTGCTCTGGGAGAACAGTCGACGATCAATTGAGCAGAGGAGCCCCAGGCGGACCCCTTTAGAGGAGGCAATACATCTGAGCTAAAGGTGTGTTCTCGCAGCTCAGGGCGTTGCTCCCGTGAAACTTGCTGTGGGTGCCCGTCGTGTCAGTGCCGTACCAGTAGACTGGCTTTCGCCATCCAGGAGTTCACCTGAACTTGCCCTTGCGTGGGGCCTGTTCGCAGGATCCGGTGCCGCAAGGGTGCCGGTTCGGTGTCGTAACGATGCCGACGAACGAATGGGAGGCGCGAGTGGTGAGATCCGATCTGGAGAAGCCCCGCCGGAAGTGGACGAGCGCCGAGACGGTGCAGATCTGGTTGGCGGTGGCGGGCATCCTGGTGGCGATCATCGCTCTCGTGAGGTAGCGGTCACTCGGCATCGCTGAGCGCTCACGCACGACCCCGGCGCATCCGGGCCCCTCGCACACGCAGCGAGCCCGGTCTCCTGAAGCGCGACCGGGCTCGTGAACTGCAACGGAGGGTCCCGCTCTGGCAGGAGTGGGGCCCTTCGTCATGGCGTCCACAGGCACATTGTGTACACCATGCCCAAGAGTCTACTCGTTCGCCGAATCACAATGCATATTGGAACGCCGATTAGCAACGGCAATGCCGACGGCGAAGCGATCGCCGAGGAGCATTGTCAATGTCGTTCAGCATTGCGCCGGTAGACCTGGCGGCCTGCGAGGGCGGCGGTGACGGTGGCCCCGCGCCAACGATTGGCCGGCCCGTCGGTGTCGTCGGGGGCCGGCCACCGGCCCTTGGACACGTCGGCGCGGATCGTCCCGGCCGTGATGCCCGCCAGCTCGGCGATCTCGCGGGCGGTGTAGAGGCGGCGCGGCTCGAAGTTCAGCGGCCGAGCGAAGTGCTCCTCGACAACATGATCAACCTCGACGGGGTCGTAGACGTACGCGCGCCCGCGCTTGCCCGTGTGGGCGGGCCAGTCCGGGTGCTGCGACCACACGTTCGCGATGTGGGCGTGAGACCGGCCGTAGCGGTCGGCGATCTCGCGGAGGGTCTCACCCTCGGCGGGCGGGGTGGCTACCATGGTGGTCCGGCCTTTCTGGCTGGGTGCGACCGGCAGGTTTTCGCGAGCACCCCCTCGGGGGTGTCTGGGCTTCGGCTCGGGCCTGCCGGTCTTTGTCGTTTCCGGGGGGCGGGGTGCCGCCCCGACTGGGTGCCGGGGCGGCGAGTTGGTCAGTCCTGCGGGGGCTCAGTGCCCTCGGGGTCGACCAAGGCCTCCATGAGGTCTGAGAGGATCTCCTCGCCGAGCATGCAGTTGAGGACGGCTGCGTCGGCCCGGTGCTCGGCTCCGGAGATCGCGTAGCCGAGGGCGAGCTCGGCGGCGGTGATCCAGTGGAGCAGCGACGTCACGGCGGCGGCCTGCTGTGCCTCCGGGAGGGGCTGCTCGTCGACGATTTCGTACGCCCGGATGATGGCCGGGAGGTAGTCGCCGATGAGGCTGATCTCTCCCTTCGGGAGGGCGATCGGGATGGGCAGGGCGGCCATCGTGATGTCGATGCCGTGGGCGAAGTGGGCGAGGCGCCGCATCAGGTCGTCGGTGCGGGCTTCCTGGTGGTCGGACATGTGGTCCGCCTTCCTGTGGTGGGTGTTGGTTGGGGTTCGCGGCCCCTTCCTTGTGTCTCCAGTATGGCATTAACTCCACTGTTTTGCAACGCTCGCGGGTGGGGAAGTGGGGAGGCCCCCGGCTGGTTGCCGGGGGCCTCTGGGTGACTAGCTGTCGTTCTCCTCCAGCCAGCGGTCAGCCAGCCAGACGCTGATCTCCTTCAGCTTCTCGTCCGCGTCGTTGAGGACGGTCGCGGCGCTGAGCGCCCGGGCAGTGTGGAAGCCGTTCACCACCAGCAGGGTGAAGATGTCGACGGCCGCGAGCCAGTAGCAGCAGGCGGCGACGAACACGTCCTTCGGGGTCTCGGGGAGCGGCTGCTCCTCGATCAGGATCATTGCCCGGCGGACGGCGGGGATCGCGTCGGAAAGGGCGATCTCCTTGCCGCTGGGGGCGGGGAGGGTGATGGGGATCGGGAGCCCCTCGCAGATGACGATGAGGTCGCTGTACGCGTGGGCGATGAGGCCGGAGAGGTGGCTCTTGGTCTCGTCTTCGAAGTCGGACATTGTCCGTCCTTTCGGTTGGGTGCTGGTTGGGGTTCGCGGCCCCTCCCTTGTGTCTCCAGTATGACATCTAACTACATTGTTTTACAACGCTCTTGGGTGAGGAAATGGGGAGGCCCCCCGGCTGGCTGCCGAGGGGCCTCGTCACGCTGCCTACTCCTGAGCGGCCAGCCAGGCCGCCAGGTCCTCCAGGTGGCCATCGGCCATCAAGAGGTTCGCGGCGGCCGAGTGGGCCCGGGAGACTTGCCACTCCTCCTCGTGGATCAGGAGGCTGTAGCAGTCCATCGCGCCGAGCCAGAAGGCTGCGGCGGCGAAGGTGTGCGCCTTCATCGTCTCCGGCATCGGCTGGTCGAACGCGATCGCCATCAGTCGGCGGACCGCCGGGACGGCCTCCATGTTGCTGACCGCGCCGGTCGGCAGGGTTACCGGGAGGGGTAGGGCGAGGCAGGCCGTGACCATTGCGGTGTAGGTGGTGGAGAGGTGGGCGCTCACCTTGCGGTTCGCCAGCTCCTCGAAGTCGGACATGGTGTCCGTCCCTTCTGCTGTGGGTGATGGGTCGGGGTTCGCGGCCCCTTCCCTGTGTGTTGAGTATGGCACATAGTTGCATTGTTTTGCAACGCTTCAGGGTGGCGGAAAGGGGAAAGCCCCCGGCTGGCTGCCGGGGGCTTTCGGGGGCGTGCTAGCTGGACTGCTCCAGCAGCCACATTCCCAGGTCGTGGATCGCGTCACGCGCGATCATCAGGACCCCGAGGAGTCCGGCCGCCCGTGCCTCGACGTAGTCCTCCTCGACCAGGAGGCGGTAGAGGTCGACGGCGGCCAGCCACAGGACTGCGCCGGTGTACAGCGCCGACTGCTGGTCCTCCGGCATCGGCTGCTCAGTCGCCAACTGCTCGATCCGGCGGACGGCCGGGACCATCTCCAGATTGCTGACCAGCCCGGTCGGCAGGGGGATCGGCAGCGGGAGCTGTGCGCAGCAGGCGACGAGCCCGCCGTAGGTGGTGGACAGGCGGTGAGCCGCCGCGCCCATCATCTGGTCTTCGTGGTCGGACATCTTCTTCACCTTTCGGTTGGGTGGTGGGTTCGGGTTCGCGGCCCGTTCCCTTGTGGCTTCAGTATGGCACCTAACGCCATTGTTTTGCAACACCACTGGGTGAAGAAGCGGCCCCGACCCGACCACGGGCTGGGGCCGTTCCCCGTCAGCTACCTGCGCCGCCACCCCGACAGCCGGTCATCCGCACCGACCACCGCCGACAACCGCATCCCCGGGAGCTCCGAGGCCGGCACACCGACCTCCTCCGCGATCAGCGACGCCGCGTACCGGGCCGGCACATCCGCATCCGGCGCATCCGCCACGATCTCCGCCTCCCCGCCGACCAGCAACAGGACCTTGACGTTCACGCGCTCGCTCATGATGTTCATCCCTTCGGCTTCGCGGCCTTGGCCGCCTTCTCGGCGGCCCGCTGCTGCTGGCTCGCCTGGTTCTGTTCCTTCAGTGCGGCAATGCTGATCGCCTTCTTCAGGCCCATGGTCGCGCCCTGTCTCAGCGTTCTTCGCCGTCGGCGAGCCCCTCGAACGGCTCCTCGTCGTACCCGTTGTGCTGCTCGGCCGCCGCGGCCTCCTCGGCACAGCGCTCCTCGTCCTGCGCGTCGAGCAGCGCCTCCGTGGCCTGGTCGTGCTCGCGCATCTCCTCGTCGCTCATCACGTCGGCGATGGTCATCTCGTCGTAGCCGGTCACTGGTCCTCCTGGTGGCGGTAGATGGGCGGGATACGCCCCGGTAGATAGCGGTAGATGGATCGGTAGATGTGCAGGTCAGGCGGCGGTAGACGAGGCGGGAGACGCCTCCTGTGGGCAAGGTCGGGAGAGGGGCGGCAGGTGGTCCTTGACGACCCCCCGGCTGGCCCCCCGGCCGCCGGTCCGGAGCCTCATCTCGACGGGGATACCGAGGGCCTCCAGACGGGCCCGGAGGTCGGCCACCGACCAGCCCGTCCCCTGACCCTTCTCCTGGAAGTGCTGGAGGAGGTCGGAGAGGTACATGGAGGGGCGGTCGCCGAGGGCCTCGTAGAGCAGTCGGAGGACCGCGTCGCGGGGGTCCGGCTCGGGCTCCTCCGGGGCCTCCTGCGGGGCGGGCTCGGCGGCCGTGCGGGGAGCGGCGCGGAGGGCTGCCCAGCACCACGCCGGGACGAGCGCCCAGAGCAGTGCGGGGGCGGCGCGGATGACCCGCCACAGGAGGTAGGCCCCGGCGGCGACGAGCACGGCGCGGAGGATGCAGCCGAGGGCGGCGGCCAGGCCGGTGAGGTCGTCGCGGCGGCCGGCCCGGATCCAGTCGGCCGTGCGCGCGCCGATCCGGTTGATCAGGGCGTGGCTGCCGGTGGCGAGGCGCTGCGCGGTGACGGTGCGGGCGGCCCAGGCGGCCGCGGCCTGCTTCACGTCGCGACCTTGCTGCCGAGGTCCGCGCCCCACGCGCCCACCAGGTTCGCGGTCTCGGGCAGCCACCCGAGCTGGGTGGCGACGCCGGGCAGGACGCCCAGCACAGCGCCGGTGGCGATCCCGCCGAGGATGCGGCGGCGGTCGAGCTTGCCGGACGTCCGGTGCAGGAGGATCACCGCGGCGAGGACGATGCAGACGACGATGCCGCCCGCGGGCGTCAGGGTGCCCATGCGGGTGGAGGCGAGGGCGGCGGGGCCGGTGCCGACGAGGCTGCTGACGGCCGTGTTCCCGCCCCTGGAGAGCAGCCCGGTGACCCCTGCTGCGCCCCAGCCGAGCGCACCTCCGGCGCAGACGGTGGCGAGGGCGCCCAACAGCCACCCCGCGCCGAACGGGACAAGCGCCTTGGGGTCGCGTGTGCCCTTCCACCAGGGGCGGAAGTTCGCCCACATGATCACGAGGGCGACGGCGACGCCCGCGAGGCTGAGTCCGGTGGCGTTCATCGGGTAACTCCAGTGAGCAGGGTGACGACGTCGAAGAGGTTGATGGCGCTGATCAGGCCGAGCGCGGTCACGACCCCGGCCCAGATGCGCAGCACGGTTCCGCCGTGGCGGACGATGCGGAGCAGGACCAGGCCGAGCGCGAGGCCTGCGAGGGCGTAGCCCCAGGGGGCGCCCCACTCGGTGCGGGCCAGGTTCACGGTGTACGCCCAGGTCGACGCCGCCGAGTGGCCGGTGAACGGGAACGGAATCACGGCGGCCAGGAGCGCCACGATCAGTTGCCAGGGCCGGCCGATCGACCGAATCCACGCCCAGAGCCGTTCCCACCGCGTCGGTTCGATCGGCTCGTAGTAGGGAACGGGCTGGACGGTGACGTGGACGTGGTGAACGTGGACCGGCTCCGGCGGGGGCGGCGCCGGGACGGCGACGGCCGGGGGCGCGGGCGGGGGCGGCGGTGCAGCAGCGGCCGGGGCCGGGGCGCGCCACGGGGGTACCGCGCCGGGCGGCGGAGGGCCGGACGGGAGCGGCGCTCCCCCGGGGATGATCCGCGTCGGGATGATCGGCGTGCGGTCGTTCACGGGGTGCCTCCGAGGGCGTCACGAATGTGCTGGGCGCGCTTCTGTCCGATGCCGTAGCGGGCCTTGAGGGCGCGGACGCCGGGTACGTCGGTGCCGTACTCGGCGCGGGCCTGCTCGATGAGCGGGTCGGGGTCGGGTACGTCGCGGTCGCCCTCGGGTACGTCCTCGTCGGGTACGCCGTCCGGGCCGGGTGCGGGGTACTCGGGTACGTACTCGGCGGTGACGACCGGGCGGGTACGGGTACGGGCGGCGGCGACCGCCGGGGCCGGGCGGGGTACGGCGCGGCGGCAGGTGACGGGCAGCAGCCGTACCCCGTCGGGTACCACCGGGGCCGGGCCGGGTACGGGCCTGGCCAGCGCCGGAACGGCGCGAGCGGTGAGGGAGTTGCCCGCGCGGAGCGCTACCCGTACCTGCGTCTCGGAGACGGGTACCCCGTACTCCGTGCACAGGGCGGCGACCTCGGCCGGGGTGTCCTCCGGGTGCGCGGCCCGGACCAGGTGGACCACGGCGAGCGGGTCCATGGCCCTCAGCTGGGCCCCGGTGACGCCGAGCGGGGTACGCGGGTACGGCTCGGCGGGTACGGGTGTACCCGACCACGGGGAGGCCAGGGGTACGGTCGCGAGCTGACCGGAGGTACGGCGGGCGGCGAGCTGCTGGAGCAGCCGGTGACGCTGCTGCCCGTTCGTGCCGGCCCCGGAGCGGGCGACGGCGGCGGCCAGGCGGCGGCGACGGTACCCGGACAGCCACCCGCCGGGGCGAAGCTCGAGGACGGCGGCGAGGTGCACGGCGCGGGCGGTAGCCCGGTCGCGGGTGATCTGCTCCGCGGTACGGTCCCGGGTGGCAAGGCCGAGCCGGGACAGCAGCCGCTCGCGCAACTCGCGGCCGACGACCGCGGGCAGCCCGGTGGACAGGGCCTCGGGGCGGGCGACGCGGATCTCCAGGCCCATGGCGAGGTGCCAGAGCAGCCCGGCGAGGACCGGGCCGATGACGGCGCGGACGGTGCCGCCGACGATGCCGGAGGTGGCGTAGCAGGGGATGATCTGGACACCGGTGATGACCCAGACGAGGACGCCGGGCACCCCGGCCGAACCGGCCGTCGTGTCCGTTGAGGTGGCGGCCTTGTTGGCGCGGGCCATGACGGCGCAGGCCAGGAGCGCGAGCTCCCCGGCCCCGAACATCAAGGCCCTCTCCGTGCTGTCGACCATGCCGAGGCGCTCCCCTGCGAACCGCCACGAGGTATCCCCGGAGTAGGCGGTGCAGACGAGTGCCCCGGCCCCGGCGACGAGGACCGGACCGGGCGGCCAGTTGATGGCGCGGGCGGTGCGGATGGTGGCCCACAGTGCGGCGGTGAGGACGGCCAGGGCCACCGCGGTGATGGTGGCGGCTGGCCAGGGGTGGGCGACAACCCAGGTGATGAGCGGGTGGGCGGGCACGTGCTCCTCCGGGAGCGTGGGGCCGGCCGAACGCGGTGGTGCGCCCGGCCGGGGTGATCAGGCGGAGGCGTTGCCGTCGATGCGTGCGCAGACGACCGCGGCGAGCGCCTGGTCCTCGCGGGGGCGGGCGGCGGTGTACACCTGCGCGGCCTCGCGCTGGAGCGCGGCGACGCGCTCGGCGCGGGTGGTGCGCCCGGCGCGGGCGCGGAGGAGGAGCGCGTACTCGCCGCGGGTGATGGTCCGGTCGCCGATGCGAGGCATCTGCCGGAGGAGGGCCCGCTCGACGGCGAGCGCCATCGGGGTGCGGTAGCCGTGCTCGGCGTCGGAGTAGTCGCGGGCGTAGGCGAGCCGGTTGACCTCGCGCATCGCGCGGCCCGGCAGGTTCTCGGTGAGTCGGTCGGCGATGCGGGTGAGGAGCTGGCGGAGGTCGCCGGCCTCCTCAATGGCGCGGGTCTGGCGGAGGGCTTCGTCGGGCTGGGAGAGATCGGTACGGTTGGGCACGCCTGCCCCTTCGTCGTGGTTGAGGGTGGGCACCCCCGGCCCATATGGCGTTCGCAGCGCCGGGTCGGGGGTTTGTGCGTTAGTAGCTGGGCTATTTCCCCAGACTGTACGGGGCCCCGTACACTCAGGCAAGTGACCCAGCCCGACGAGATGAGGCCGGGTGTGACCGAGGAGGCGCAGCGCGTGATCGACGCCATGGATGCCGTGGAGGCGATGCCTGATCCGCGGGCGCGGGCGCGGGCGATCGGTGAAGTGATGGCTGACCAGGCGGAGCGGGGGAAGCGGTGGCGTGAGCTCCGGCGTCAGGTGGTGCTCGATATGCGTGCGGAGCAGCCGCCGGTGTCGTACCGGAAGATTGCGGCGGCGCTCAAGGTCTCGTTGGCCACGGTGCAGGACATCGAGCGGGGCTACACGGGGTCGGGCCGGGATCGCCCTCGGGCGAAGCCGAGTGAGGGCGAGGGATAGGTGGCGCAGCGGGCCCCCTGGTCGTGGCGACCGGGGGGCTTCGTACTGGGCGGGACCTCGAGCGTAGACTCGAACACATGAACGAACGAAAGGCTTCGGAGTGGGTCGTGAAGGGCGCCCCCACCCCGGGGCGACGTCCGGTCGCCGTGCACCGAAGGGGCTGCCGCCCCGCGAGCAACTGCATCCAGCCCGTCGAGGCAGGCGAAGCCCGGCGTCTGCTCATCATGGACGCCGGACTCGCGTGTCAGATCTGTCGACCGGACACCGCCCTCCAGCTGCTGTGATCGCCGAGTCGCGACACCCTGGAGGCGTGAACCAGGTCCCGATCGTCGTGCACCGGCCGTCACGGACTGGCGGCCGGCGCGTCACCGTACGCGGGCAGATCCTGGGGCTGGCCCACTCCGACCACGACCTGGTCGTGTTCCTCGCCGACGCGGGTCTCCTCGACCCGGACCTTCTGCTCGATGACCCGGCCTGGGTGGAGTGGCGGGGTGGCCGCGCCCGTGAATGGGCCGCAGGCTGACCACGTCGCCGCCTCTGCCGCCGACCGGGCCCGGCAAAAAGAATCAGATTAGAGCTAATTGTGATCAGTGCGCTGCTGGGAGTTTTGCGGCGATCTAGAGTCTGAGGACGCGGTTGTCTGCCTTGCGCTGCCGCCCTTCCGGACCGATCGGCCGGAGGGGAGATTCCTCTCCGGTCTCTTGGGATCGGAAGGTACCTGTCGTGAGGGAAGACGATGCGCCGGACTACGCGGCTTGGAGCTTCTACGTCAGTCTGTTCGAGTTAGGGCTCGACCTGCTGACTCGGCTCCTCGGGTAGCCCGGCGACCGCCGCTGGTGAGGGGCTGTCCCTGCGGGGGCGGCCCCTCTGTAATGGTTGCTCCCTGGGGGGCAACCCATTCATTAATCTATCAGCGCCAGCAATTGCGGTGTGCGTATTACGCACACTGGAATATGCCAGTGGCACATATTATTCGTTTCGCAATTACGTCAGGTTGAATCTTTTCGATAATTACGTGCTCCGAATCAATCGAACCTGACGATTGCTGATCATTGTGCGACGCGGTCTGTCCAGGTGCGACCGCACGACGCACATCGCACAACGGGGTTGGCTCCCGCCCCGCCATGCATATCGAGCGGGCCGGCACACACAGGGCAGAGCGCGGCGAGGCGTACGCGACCGTCGCCGACGTCGAGGGCCTGCTCGACGAGGACGGCGGACGTACGGGCGACGACGTCGATGCGGTGTTGCTCGGCGTCGGTGAGCGGCCGCCAGGGTCCGCGTACGCCCTGGGTGCGGGCGAGGAGCCAGAGGGCGGCGAGCGGGGCGGTGCGCTGCTCCCCGGTGTACCGCCAGCGGCGTGGGTTCTTCGACTCGCGGAGCGCCAGCTGGTTGCGGCGCCGGTCGTCCGCCTCGGCGGTACGGCGAGCGCGTGGGTCGTCCGGCCACGAACGGCGTGCCGGGGCGGGGGTGATCGGGGCGTGCTGGACGGCGGCCGCGGTCTGGTCGGCGAGCTCCAGGAGGCCGGCCTCGACGGTGACCATGGTGTCGAGGACGTCGAGGCGTAGCGGGGCGGCGGTCCATCCGGGCTGGGCGGGGTCGCGTTCCAGGGCGCGGAGGGCTTCGGCTCGCCAGGTGGCGGCCTCGGCCTGCTCCCCGTCCTGGTCGCGGGCGCTGATGGTGCCGATGCCCATGGTGGGGGGCCAGGTGGTGCCGCGGGTGGCGAGGTGTTCGCGGAGGTCGCGCCAGTGGTGGGCGATGGTGAAGAGGTGGCGCTCGGTGGTGTGGGTGGCGGTGGTGGTCATCGGGCGCTCCGGGTGTGCGGTGGGGCTATCGTGATGATCACCTGGGGGCGCATCCGGTCTTGGCGGACGGTGGATGCGCCCCTGCTGCATGCTCAGCGGCGGCGGTGCGGAGGGCCGTACGGCGACTGCCACGCCGGACGGTCCCGGCGACGGACCTTGCCGGTGTCGTCGACCAGGCCGGTGCGCTGGACGGCGCGCGAGGCCAGGTCGAGCCGCCGGATCAGCTCGGCCATGACGGTGGTCGCGGTGCGCAGGGCGGTCTGCCAGGTGATGGCCGGTACGGGGTCGGGCTCGGCCTGGTGGAGCTCGACGGAGCGCACGCCGTCGACCGGGACCCATTCGCCGTCCTGCTCGATCTCGATGCGGATCATGGTGTTGGCTCCAGCCAGATCACGTGGTCGCCTTCGACGCAGTGCGAGGAGACGCATTGCCCGACGTGCATGGCGTCGAGCGCCGCGCCGACCGCATGCCAGATGTGGGCGTTCCTGGAGGGCGTGGGCTCGACGGGCAGGGTTCGGATGTAGGCGTACACGGCGTCGTAGGCGGGCTGGCGACGGTGGACTAGGTCGCGGATGGTGGACTCGGATTCGTCCGGGCCAGGCGAGTCCTCGACCTGCTCCCCTTCGTCGGGGTGGGCGAGGTCGTCCGGTTCCGGGCGGAACTCGTCCACCTGGTCGGCGACGGCCGCCGTCTTCCGGCGCTCGGTGTCGAGGTGCTCGGCGGCTTCGGTGATGACCAGCACGACGAGGCTGACGGTGGCGGCCTGGGCGACCATGCCGTTGGCGCTGAGCGTGAAGACGACGGCGGCCAGGAGGAGGATGGCGGTCGCGAGTAGGTAGACGCGGAGACGGGTGCTGATCACGATGTCGCCTCCGTCGAACCCGGGGCCGGCGCTTCGTGGTTGCCGTTGGGCCAGGTCGGGGAGAGCAGGTCGATCACCTGCTTCGGGTTCACGCCGGCGCTGCCGGAGGCGACGATGTACGCGCGCATCTGGTCGACGGTGCGCTTGATCGCGGCCTCGGCGGCCTCGGCGCGGGCCCGCTCGGCAGCGAAGATCGCGGCGAGCTGGAGGTTGTCGGCCTTGAGTTCCTGAACGTCCTGCTCGGCCCGGTCGGCGCGGGACTTCTCGGCGAGGTACTCCGTGAACTGGGTGACGGCGGCCTGGTCGCCGGGGCTGAGTACGGTTCGCGAGTCGTTGCCGCAGCGGCCGGTGGGCTTCGGGTCGGTCATGGGTTCCTCGAAGGTGAGTTGGTGGGAGCCCGCGGTCGCGGTGCTGCCGTGGAACTTCTTCGCGCAGGTGGGGCCGATGCCGGCCGCCCTCGACTCGACGTCGTGGAGCGGCCGGTTGCACACCCCGCAGGTGTCGCTCAAGGGCTGAACCCGATCTCGGCCTCGCAGCCGGCGCAGAGCGGGTGATCGCCGGGGCGGGCGCCGTACGTCCCGCACTTCTCGCACTCGACGGACCGGTGGTACGGCAGGTCGGGGGCGAGGTCGACGAGCCGGGTGACCAGCTCGCTGCGTTCGTGCTCGTCGGCGAGGTGGTCGTAGAGGTCGATCTCGTCGGCCTCGGTCGGGCAGTCGGCGATGGGGCAGCGGAGAGGGCCGTCCCAGTGGCTCATCCTCATCGGAGTGCCCCCGTCCAGGTCGCGAGCCCCTCGGCCGCGTTGTCGTTCGCCTGGAGCAGCTGCTCGCGGTCGCGCAGCAGGTCTTGGACGGCGGCCCAGCAGTCGATCGGGTCGGACGTCGGGCCGAGGCTGCGGATCTCGGAGAGCCGCTCGGGGGTGAGCTCAGCCATCGGTGTCGGCCTTGACGGTGTCCGTGAGCGCCTCGTCGACCGTGGTGGTGAGGTCGGTGTCGTCGTCGTGGACGAGGCGCCACCGGCTGGCCTTGCGGTCCCATTCGATGTGCTCGTCGCCGGTCGGGTTGCTGACGTGGCCGTCGGGCTCGATGTGGAACGGGATCTGGGCGTCGACCAGGGCGTTGAGGCCGTCGACTGCGCGCTCCCAGGGCCCGTTCTCGGGGAGGCCGAGGGTCTTACGGGCGGCGGTGGACTGACCGTTGGTGGCATTGAGCAGCTGCTCGGCGAGGAGCCGGGTCTCGTGCCGGGCTCCGTGGGCTTCGGTGCGCCACCGGATCACGTTCGCCAGGGCGCGGTGAAGGCGGCGCTTCAGGTCTTCGTACCGGCGGCGGCCGAGCGGTTCGCGGCCGCGGTCCTCGGTCCACCACCGGATGAGTTCGAGGGCCTGGGCGTGGTCCTCGGGGGTGATGGCGTGGAGGAAGGTGTCGGCGAGGCGTTCGCGGAAGGTGTCACCCATGCCGGAGCCCCAGAGGGTCCAGTCGATGAGGGACCAGAGTTCGTCAGGGTGCTGGATGGGGCGCGGCTCGGCGGCGAGGGCGGCGCGGATGGTGACGAGGTGGGCGTCGATCTCTTCGGCGAGGTCCTGCTCGGCACACTGGCGGGCGGCTTCGTCGGCCTGGCGGAAGCCCAGGGCGAGACCGAGCTGTGCCTGTAGTCCGAGGGTCTTGTGCTGCTCGGTGCGGAGGCGTCGGGTGGTGGTGAGTCCGAACATGGTGGGTGCTCCTGGCAGTGTGCCGGGGGCGGGCCCTCGCGTAGGGCCCCAAGTCCGGTCGTACGGGCGGGTCAGTCGTGCTGTGCGCCGTGCGGAACCGGCAGTTGGTCGAGGGCGTCGCCGATGTCGTCGGCGATCTGGCGCCAGCGGGCGGCGAGCTTGGGGGCGGTGGTGTCACGGGCCCCGGCGGCGACGAGGAGCGCCTCGACGATCTCCGAGGCCTCGGTCGCACCGCCGGGGAGGCGGAGGAGGGCGGCCATCAGAACGGGGGCTCGTCGCTGTGGCCGCGGGCGTTGTCGATGGCCCAGGGGTCGTCGGCCGGCGGCTGGGTCGGGCGGGACTGCTGGGGTCGGCCCTGCTGGGCCTGCCCGCGCGGCTGCCCGCCTCCCTGCCCACCGTGCTGCCCGGACGTGACCCTGGTGACCTTGGCGGTGGCGAACGCCAGCGACGGGGCGATGGAGCGGATCAGCAGCGCCGTCCGCTCGTGCTTCTGACCGTCCTTCTCCCAGGACTCCGTGCGGAGCTCCCCGGTGACGATCACCTCCATGCCCTTCTCCAGGGTCTCGGCGGCGTTCTCCGCCAGGCGCTCCCACGCCGTCCCCCGCACGTACAGGACGTCGCCGTCCTCCCACTGCTGGGTCTGCTGGTTCAGCCGGCGCGAGTTGAACGCGAGCGGGATCGAGGCGACGGCCTTCGAGGCCGAGGTGAAACGGAGCTCGGGGTCCGCGGTGAGCCGGCCGACGCCGGTCATGGTGGGCAGTGCCATGTGATCTTCCTGTTCTCCCTGCGCGCGAACCAGATCGGAACCGGTTCACGCGGTGGGTACTTATCGGGGCTTGGTGATCTTGAGGTTGGTCCAGGTGCCGGTGATGAGGCCGGTGGTGATCGCGACGAGGGCCACGAAGGCGACGATGATCACTGGGGTCGGTTGTTGATGGTGGTGGCGAGCTTGTGGGCGGCCTGGTGGATCGCCTGGCGGTTGTCGGGCTCGGGGCCGCAGTCCTCGGCGATTTCGTGGAGGAGGTTGGCGAGGAGGCGGCCGACGCCGGGGTGCATGAGGGCGATGTAGTCGGCGTTGGCGCCGTTGCTCATGGGCTCGTCGACGACTCGGATGGGTGGGTGGTTCTCGTGGTCGGGTCCGGCGTGGACGAGCCGGTCGCCGTGGCACATGGAGAGCCAGGGGTCCTTGGTGAGTTCGGGTTCGTCGAGGTGGGCTTCGAGGTCGAGGACGGCGTCGCGGATCTCGTCTTCGGGGTCGAGGGGGCCGCAGTCGGGGGCGGTGCACTTCTCGCGGGTGCCGACGTGGGTGCTAAGTCCGCCGTAGAACGGGTCGGGGCCCTGGTGGGTGGTCTCGAGCTTGGTCACGAGGGGTCTCCCATCGAGCCGGTGCACTTCCGGTGCGCGATGAACTTGCTGTACGGCTGCTCGCACTTGAAGCAGCCGGCTCCTTCGGTGGTCAGCAGGTTCTCGTGGTCGAGGAGGGTGGGCCCCGGGTCTTCTCCGCTGTTCATCCGGCGGATCGTGTCGTCGCCGACCTTGTACATGGCGAGGATGACCCAGAGGTGTTCGCCTTTGCCGGGGTCGGCCAGCGTTGCGTTGATCTTGCTTTGAGGTACAGGGGTTGATGTCACCGGTTCTTCTTTCTGCGGTGGTCGGAGAGTCGGGTGACTCCGGCCGGGAGCGGGAGGGCGGTCTGTTCCTGGCGGGCGGGGCAGGTGGCGATGTGGGGGAGGTGGAGGCGTTCCCAGCCGTTCAGGGGGAGGTCGGCGGAGGGGCGTCGGGAGCGGAGGACGCCGTTGGCGTCGCGCCAGACGGCGGCGTTGCCGGTTGGGTCTGGGTCGGGATCGACGGCGAGCCGTCGGCCGGCTTCGGTGCGGGTCCAGCGGATCGGCTTGTGGCAGTCGGGGCACTGTGGGGCCATGGCGGGGTCCTGTGGGTGGTGGTGGCCTCGGTGATGCGCTCGGGGTGCGGGGCGGGCAGGGCGGTGCGGAGCGCAGGGGGCTGGGTCATGCAGGGGCTGTCGGGGGCGGCTGCGCAGACGGGGCAGGTGGTGGTGTGGATGACCCAGGCGATGCGGCGAACGTCGTGGGTCTTGTTGCGCCAGGTGGTGCCGAGGGCGGCGTTCGAGCAGAGCTCTCCGACGGGGGCGGTGCACGGGGGCCAGGGGCAGCGGACGGCGAGCTGGGGGAAGCGGGCGCGCATCAGGAGGGCTCCTCGGTGGTGTCGGGTGCCGGAGGGACGGTGCGGTCGTCGGCGGCCAGGACGGCGGCGGCGGCCCGGACGCGGGCCTCGGCGAGACGGTCCTCGGCGGGGTCGACCGGAGGCAGGCCGGCGGCGCGGCGCTTCGCGTCCTCCAGGCGGGCGGGGTGGACGTCACGCATACGGCGGCCGCGGACTTCGCAGCTGGCCCCGGGGAGGGCCTTGCAGATGCGGCAGCTGATGGCGCGGGGGTTGGTGACGCCTTCGCGGGCGGTGGGGGTGGCCTGGCCGACAGCGGCCCGGACGGCGGCAACGCGGCCGGTGTAGGGGCCGGGTTCGCCGGGCGGGAGTGCGAGGCGGTCGGCGGTGCCGAGGGCGGCGGCGGGCGTACGGGCCGGGAGGAGGCCGTCGGCGGCCGCAGTGATGAGGGCGCGGCGGGACGCGGCCGACTGGGCGCCGGTCTCCAGGGGGTTGCCGTCGTAGACGACGTGCGCCAGCTCGATGCGCTCCTCGCGGCGGGTCTTGATCTCCTCGACGATCTCGGCGGGGCTGATCCAGGGCTGGCGGCGGGCGACGGCGATGACGGCGGTGCGGGCTTCGTCGACTGCGTACGGCTTGAGGATCTCGCCCCAGACGTCGGGGGTGTACTCGCCGAACTTCTGCGCGGGGCAGGCCGCGGCGACGTACTCGGCGATCTGAACCGCTTCTTCTTCGGTCACGGGGTCTGTCCTTCCTGGTGCTGGGCGGCGCGGGCGGCGGCGCGGGCTCGGGCCCGGTCGAAGACGGTTTCGCCGGAGGACGGGCCGGGACGCTGTGGCGTCGGACCGGCGTTCATGACCTCGTTGACGACGGAGGGGAGCGTCGAGGGGTGGAGCCTCTTGGTCATCCAGGTGGCGATGCCGCGCCGGATGGTGTCGGGGTGGATGCGGTCCTCTTCGAGGAGGACGCGGATTTCCTTGGAGAGCTGGCCGATGACGCGGGACGGTGGGCGGTCGGCGCAGCGGTCCAGCCATTCGCTGACGATCGTCTGGGTGGTGACCTTGCCCGGGTGCTCGTCCGCGGGTTCGTTGAGGACCTCGGCATCGACGACGTCGTCTTGCGCGGCTTGTGCGTCAGCTGAGACGGACGGTTCGCGAGAAGAGAGAGGTCTTGTAGAGAGAGGAGAGAGAGTAGGCGTCCGGGATTCCCTGACACTGACGTCAGGGATTTGCGGACACTGAGACTCGTCAGTGTCCGGGATTCGCTGACACTGGTCAGTGTCCGCAACTTCCGGACACTGAGAGCTGTCAGTGTCCGGGGTTTCCGGACCCTGACCGTCAGCATCCGGATTCCCCGGAGACTGAGCGCCCCCGTCAGCGTCAGGGAAATCCGGACGCTGACCGTCGTTCTCAGCATCCGGAAGTTGCGGACGCTGAAGGGGCAGGATCATGTACTTCGCCGTGCCGTTCTTCTGGCCGGCGGAGACCTTCTTCAGGCAGTCCTTCGCGATCAGCGCCTTGATCAGGGCGTAGATCTGGGCGCGGGAGACCTGGGCGCGGCGGAGGATCTTCTCCGACTCGACGCTGGACCAGGTGATCCGGGTCGAGTCCCGGGCGTCGTCGGCCAGCACCGCGAGGGCGAGCTTCTCGCGGTGTGTCAGCGTCGTCGGCGCGTAGTCCAGCACCTCGACGTACAGGCGGCCGCCCACAGGGCTCCTTCGGGGTGGTGCGGGGTGCGGCCGGGGGTGCCCCGGCCGCACCATGAGCGGGGATCAGCAGCGGTGTGCGGGGGCGCCGTTCAGTACGGCGATGCCCTCGGGGATGCCGTCATCGACGAGCGTCCGGATGTCGTTGAAGGCGGAGGCGAGGGTGTCCTCGGGGCGCTCGATCTTGAAGCCGAGCCGGAGCTCGCCCTTCTGCCGGTCGAGGCGGTACCGGAACCGCGCGGTGACCGCGTACGGCTCGGTCCCCTCGAAGGGGCGCAGCGCGAGCGTCAGAGTGGCCGGGATAGTGATCTCGCCCTTGTGGCCGGCCTTCCCGGTCTGCTCCTCGACGTACGAGAACTTCCTGGCACCGGAGTCGAGTCGCTGGGACGACTGGAACTCGGCGCTGGTGGTCACCTCGAAGGACTCGGCGAGCTCCAGCATGGTGGCCGCGGTGGGCTCGACGAGGTCGACGAGGTTGTCCTCGATGAACTCGGCGAAGGCACCCTGGGACATCAGCTCGTTGTCCGCGCCCATCCAGGCCCGCCAGGCGGACGTTGCGCGGAGACTGAGCTCCAGGCGGTGACCGCCCCACCGGGCGTCGTCGGCGGTGTGCGCGTCCAACACCGCGGTGATGGTGCGGGACTCGACGTCCGCGTACACCTCAGAGTTGTCGTCGCCGTGCTTGTCGAAGTACGCGAGGAAGGAGTCGACGTCGCGGACCAGGGTGCTGCCACTCTTCCGGGCCGGGATGCCGGTGTGCTGGGGGCCGGTGAGGTCGATCTGCTGGAACTGGCCGCGTCCGAGGGCGACGACGTGGACCTTGCCGGACTCCAGGGCCTGCGGGGCGACGGCGGCCTGGGCGATGTCGATGATGGCCTGCGTGCCGTCGGCCGTGGCTTCGAGGGTGGTGTACGTCACTACTTGGCGCTCCTGAGCTGGGTGGGGGCAGGGGTGGGCTCGACCTCGCGGAGGCCGGTGATGACGGGCTGGCGCGGGTCGGTCCGGCTGAGGTTGCCGGTGTCGTCGACGAAGAAGATCGACTTCGGGCGCTCGGTCTTCGGGACCTTCGAGGTGACGGTGTCCGTGACCGTGACGGTCCGACCGTCGGTGCCCGCGATCGGCTTCACGTCGATCTTCAGCGCGATGGCCCCGGCCTTGCCGGTCTCGCGGACGGCCTCGATGAGCTCGTGCAGGCGGATGGACAGCTCGTCGTGGAGCTGGCCGCCGGACTGCTCCTGAAGGAACACCGCGAACGGGCGGGCTGCGCGCTCCTTGGACTCCTCCGCGGCGGGCTTCGTGGTGCTCATGGCTTCCTCTCGTGCATTGCTCGTTGTGCTGCTCGGTAGGTGTGGGCGGCGGCCCGGCGCTTGCCGGAGGCGATCGCCCGCTGGTCGCTGAGCGCGGACGCGCTCAGCGGGGACGGGGTGGTCCAGGCACCCGCCGGCCAACCGGGGCCGGGCGGCGGTTCCGGCCGCCCGCGCAGGGCTGACGGGGTGTGGGAGGGGCATCGGAGGCCGGGCAGGTAGCGGCGAACCTCGATGAGCGCGCGGCAGTACCGGCGGTCAGCGCCGATCCAGTGCGTGCACTCGGGCGGGGTCCCCGTCACCGTGCTGTCCTTCCGGGTTGGTGGGTGGTGGCCGGGTGCGCGGACGGAGCGGGTCAACGTCCGCGCACCCGGTGTTCAGGCGGTCCGCTGTTGCTTCGGTGGCGCGCCGGTCCGGGTCGCCAGCTCGAAGCGCTGCTTGCCGGACTTTCCGCCCCGGATCCCGTGGCGGCTCGATGCCCCCAGCCCGCGCTCCTCGATGAGGGCGGACTCCAGGCACGCGTCGCGGATCGGGCAGCGGAGACAGGTGGTCTTGGCCTCAACGCGGTTGGTGTTCGCCGCGCTGGTACGGCCCTCGGGGAACCAGGTGTCCGTGTCGCAGCCCAAGCAGGCGGCGAGTCCCCACGGGACGTTGATCGGGGTCATCGGGGGCCGGCCGTCCTCTCCGGTGTGGATGGGGGCGTCGGACCAGATGCCCCAGCAGTCGATGAGGTCGGCGGACGGGCCGCCGGGCTCGGTCTCGATGTCCGCCGTGGCGATGGCGGCACGCAGGCGGTCGAGGCCGGCGGCGCAGTTGTCCTTGTCGGCGAGGGAGAGGTACGCGATGCGGAACAGGACGGTGGCGCCCGCGATCACGACGGCCCAGGAGAGGACGAGGCCGACGCCGAACCATTCGAAGGCGCTCATGCGCTCACCGCCGTGATGGTGTCGACCCAGGCGAGGGCTTCGGCGTCGAGCTGCTGGCGGGCCCGGGTCACGGCGACGTACGCGAGGCGGCCCTCCTCGCGCGGGAGGAGGATGTGCCCGCTGGTCGGGTCCGGCTTCGGGGCCCGAAAGTCCGAGTGGATCCGGACGGCGGGCCACTCGCGGCCCTTCGCCTTGTGCGCGGTCGAGACGACGAGTTCCGCGCGGTTCTCGGAGACCAGCGCGTCGGCGGCGGCGACGATGCGGTCGCTGCCGTGCTCGTTGATCAGCTTCACGAGCACCTTGAGCGAGCCGTCCTCCTCCTCGGCGTACTCGCACACCGCGTCCCAGGACGGGAAGCCCATCAGCTCGGGGTGATCGGTCGGCTGACCGGACTGGAGTGCCTCGGCGGCCCAGGCGAGGGCCTTGATGTCCCCGCCCCCGCCGACGAGCGCGACCTTGTGGCCAGCGGCCAGGCCCTCCATTACGATGCCCATCGCGCCGCTGTTGCTGCGGCAGAGGATCGCGTCCGGAGAGCTGACCGGGCCGACGGTGGAGTTGGCCTGGTCGTACCCGGTGAGGCGGAGGGGGGCGTCGATGACGCGGAGCCAGCGGTTCGCCTCGGCGGCGATGGCCGGGCCGAACCGGAAGCTCTGGGAGAGCGTTAGCTCGGGTGCGCCGAGCGTCTGGACGAACTTCTGGAGGGCGTCGTTTGCGCCGCGCCAGCTGTAGATCTGCTGGGCGGAGTCGCCGACCGCGATCCGCTGGGCGTGGTCCTGGTCCAGGAGGACGGCGGACAGGACGTCGTTGGTGTCCTGGGCCTCATCGAGGAGCACCACGTCCGTCTGGAGCTTCGGGCCGCTGAGCGCCCACATCTTCAGGTAGTGGTCGTGGGACAGCTTGAGCACGCCGTCCTCGTCGGTGAGGTCGGCCCACGCGGCGAGCGCCACGGGGAGGACCAGGGCGAGGAGTTCGGTGCGGGGCTGCTCGGTGGTGAGGCCGTCGTACTGCGGGACGTGCCAGCCGCGGATCTCTGCGTCGGCGCTGTGGCACCAGCGGGTGATCGTGTCGAGCGCCGCCCGCATGATCAGCTTCCCGGTCATGGCCTTCTGGGGCCCGGCGTCGGTGGGGATCGACGGCGTGGAGCCGATGATGCCGAGGATCTTCTTGACGTCGAGCGCCTGGGCGGCCTGGTGGGCGGTCTGCCGGGGCATGTTCAGCCGGGGCAGGTGCCGGGGGTCGAAGGCGAGCGCGTGGCCCGTCTTGCATAGCACCGTTGCCGGGAAGGAGCGGCTCGCGTCGGCGGCGATGGCCTTGTTGTACGCGACGTACGTCATGTTCCGGCGCGGGTCCGACTTCGCGATCATCTTGAGCGTCGAGCTCTTGCCGCAGCCTGCGCCGGCCTGGAGCACGAGGTCGATGCCGTCGCCGTAGGTGTCGATGGCGTCGCGCTGCTCGGGGGTGGGGTCCACCACTGGGTGTTCCTCCTCTCTGGGGTGGTGCGGGCCCGACCGGGAGTCGGCGGCCGGGCCCGCAGTCAGTGGTGGATCAGGCGGTGGCGAGCTGGTCCGCGAGGCCCTGGACCATCGCGGAGAACTCGTCGGCCGGGTTGTCGCGCTCGCCGAAGGCGCTGAGCGTGTCGAGGAGCGTTGCGGCCTCGTCGAAGGTCAGCTCGTTCGCGGTGGCGACCTGGCGGCCGATGATGAGGCCGGTGGCGCGGAGCCGTTCCTCGCGCTGGTCCTTCGCGCCGAGGCCGACCTTGGCGAAGCAGGCGTGCATCATCCGCATCTGCGGGGCCGACACCGGCGAGGAGCCGGAACGAGCGGACTGCTCCGGGCTCATCGCGCCCTCGGCGGCGACCGCGTCGGAGATGGAGTGCGGCGCGGGCCCAGCCGGGTTCGGCTCCGGAGAAGGAGCCGGAGAGGCTGGGGGCTGCGGCTTGAGCGCCTTGCCGTACTCCTCGATCAGGGCACCGACGGTGCTGGGATCGCCGGTCTTCGGGTGCAGGTGCCCCACGCCGAGCAGGCCGCGCCCCTTCGCCTTCGCGTGCAGCTCCAGAGCACCCTCGTACGTCAGCCCGTCGGCGGTCAGGTCGTCGATGATGGCTTCGACCGGGTCGACGCCCTGGCCGAGCTGCTCCAGCACCTGCTGCCCGAGGTCCTCGCCCGGGTGGTGGATCGTCAGACCCTCCAGCGGCTCGTACCGGGTCTTCGAGACCGTGCCCGTGCCCTCGACCATGTCGATGATGAGGCCGAGCTCGTACTCCGTCCCCTCGCGCTGGACGACCTTCGTGCCGACCTTGGTGATCTTCTGCTTCGGGCCGGAGTCGTCGATCGCGTAGTGCGTCTTGGTGCGCATGGTCACAATGAGGTGGCCGGTGAAGTTGAGCAGCGCGTCGAGCATGTCCTGCTCGATCGGGTTGCCCTTCTTCCAGTTGCTGAAGGTGTTGTTCGAGCCCTGGTTGACGATTTCCAGCAGGCCGCCGCGTCCGGTCCAGAAGTGCGACCAGGAGTCGATGATCAAGACCGCGAGGCGGGCCTTCTCAGCTTCCTGGACGGCCTGGATCAGGTTGCGGGGGTCGTAGGAGTCCATCGGCATGTGCCCGAACTCGTGGCCGCCGAGGTGCGGCTTCCCGGGGACGACGGCGTAGGTGAGTGCGGACCGGCGCTCGGTGTCGACCAGGCCGATCGGTCCGCCTTGAGCGAGGCCTTCGGCGATGCGGAGCGCGGTCTTGGTCTTGCCGCATCCGGCCGGGCCCTGGAGGCCGATGCGGGCCCGCGCGGTTTCGCGGGTGGCGGGGGCGAAGGAGAAGGCGTTCACGTGGTGCTCCGGGGGTCGCGCTGTTGCGGGGTGGTGGTGAGGCGGCCGGTCGCGGTGGCGGCGATGAGCCACTGGGCGGCGTCGCGGACCGCACCGAACCGGGCGGTACGGCGGCGGGCGATGGCCTTGCTGTCGTGCGGCTGCTTCTGGCCGTACATCTCGGTGGCCCGGGCGAGGAGGCCGGCGGACAGCTCCGCCCCCGTCTCGCTCCGGAGCTCGCCGAGGCGGTTCGCAGCCTCGGTCGCGGACATGCCGCCCTTGACGAGGGCCTGATAGATCGCGGAGTAGGCGCTCATCCGCGCTCACCCCGCTTCACGCCCGCGACCTCGTACCAGGCGGCGAACTCGCCGCTACCCATGCCCGGCTCAGAGCCGTCCACGGCGGCCTGCATGGCGGTCGCGGCGGCCAGGGCGAGGGTGGCGTGCGCCTGCGCCTCGGCGGCGAGAGCGGCACCGACGACCGGGTCGGCCCCGTCGCCGTAGGTGAAGTGGTGGGCGCGCTCGACGAGCCACTCGGCCTCGCGGTAGTGCTGGGGACCGTTCACCGGGTACCTCCGACACGGAGTTCGGCGAGCGCGGACCCGTACGCGGCGCAATCCCAGGAACAGAACAGGCGCTTCGGCTCCGTGGACCCGACCACCTCGATCACCACCCAGCCGGGGATGCGGCGCACTCCGCCGGGCTGGGTGCCGCAACCGGTGGTCGTGCACCGGGTGGTCGTCTGCACGTCGCGCGGGGGCTTGGGCTCGCCGACCAGGCCACCGTTCCAGGCCTGCGCGGTCGTCTTGGCTGCCATCAGGCACCGTCCTTGGGCTGGACGAGGAGGAAGTACCGACCGTCGGCGGGGCCGTGGGGAACGAGGAGGCCGCGGGCGGCGAGGTCGTTCAGGTCGCCCCGGGCGTTGTGGCGTCGCCCGCGCTTCGGGTAGCCGAGGTCCGCGTACACCTGCTCCGCGCGCCCGGTCTTCCACCGGGTGCCGGGGTCGTCCTGGATGTGGGAGAGCAGCTGCTGAGCGCGGTAGCTGAGCCCGTCGACCGGCGACGGGCCCTCCGGCTTCGGGCCGAGCGGGGCGGGCAACTTCCCCGTCTCGCGCAGCACCTCCAGCCAGTTAGCCGGGTAGGACACGTGCCGCCACTGGATCTTCATGAACCGCTGGGGGCCGCCGTATCCCTTCGTCTCGACTGTGACGTTCACGGCCTGGGCGACGTCGGGGATGCCCGGCAGGTCCGCGCGGACCATGTGGTTGGTGCCCTGCGAGATCAGGCCCGGCTCGCAGCCCTCGGGGAGCCAGCCGCTGATCTGCATGTGGCTGTGCCCGTAGTGATCGGGCGAGAGCTCGGTCAGCGACCAGTCGGTCAGGGTGACCGTGCCGTCGAACAGCTCGACCGTCGCGGGCGTGGTGGTGACGTCGCTCACCCGCGCTCACCGCCCTGCGCAGCCGCAACCGGCTCACGGACGGGGAGGATCGGACCGAGCAGGTCGACCACGGCGGCCAGGCTGCACCGCTCGGGCCGGCCATCCTGCGACAGCAGCGGCATCCCCTCCGCCGAGTAGTCCCCGTGGAAGAACCAGATGTCGCCGGTGATGTCGGTGTGCCCGACGGCGAGGTCGTAGATGAGCCCGCCGTGCCGGTACGGGCGGCGTGCCTTGGCCTGGGCGACGAGCTGGAGCTCCGGCAGGTCGTACGCCAGCACGCTGACCGGCACGTCGCCGATCGTCGTGCGGCCGCACATCACGTAGTCGACGCCGGTCAGCTGGTGCTCGGCAATGCCGAGTGTCGACATCCACCCGGCCCACCGGGACAGCTCGGTGATCTGGAGGCTGATGACGACGGTGTCCTTGTCGGCCCGGACGCCGACGAAGTCGGGCTCCGGCGCGTAGGTGGCGCGGACGACGTCGACCAGCTGCGCGGCGCGCTGGCACGCGATGTCCCAGTCCGACGCCTGCTGCTCCAGCTCCGTCGGCTCCGGCGGCGCGGGCTGGGTGGCCGGTGCGACCGGGGCCCACCCTTGCGGGGTCCGGCGGAGGACCGCGCCGAAGGTACGCTCGGGGTCGACCAAGAGGCCCGCCCCGTCGAGGGCGTGTCCGATGGCGCTCGCGACGTCGCCGTCACCGGCGAGGAGCTCGCGGACGAGCTTGATCGTGGCGGGGAGGTTCGTGTTCATGCCGCCACCGCCAGACTCCGGCGCATCGAGGCGATACCCCGGTGCGCGAGCTGCTTGACGCTGCCCTCGGTCCGGCGCATCGCCGACGCGGTCTCCGTAACCGACAGCTCGTCGAGGTACCGGAGCTGGATCGCCGCGTGCTGCTCGGGGGTGAGCGCCAGGAGCGCGACCGAGACCGTCTCCGAGGCCTCGAAGGCGGCGAGCTCCCGGAGCCCGGTGTCCTCGGCGCTCACGGAGACCGCCTCGGCCGACAGCGCGTCGCCGATCACGAACTCCAAGCGGGTCCGCGCGGCCTTGAAGTGGTCGACGATCAAGTTCTTCGCGATGGTCACCAGCCAGCCGGCGAATTCGCGGCCCTGCCAGGTGAATGTCTCGATCCGGCGCAGGGCGCGGAGGAACGTCTCGCTGACCAGGTCCTCGACGAGATGCACGTCACGGACGCGGCCCCGGATGTACCGGGACACCTCGGCGTGGTGCTCGTTGTAGAGGGTGGCGAATGCCTCCCGGTCGCCGCTGCGGGCGAGGGCGAGGAGCTCCGGCTCCCGTCCCGCCCCCGGCAGGGTGCGGATCTTGGGGCTAGCCTGTGGTTTCACGGCCTGCCTCCCGTTCTCTGGTGTGGTGGTGGGTCTGGGGGTCGTCCGGTACTTGGCGGTGCGGGCGGCCCCGTGGTGTGTCAGGCAGAGACCTGGATGCGCTGCTCGCGCATCCCGTCGAGAACCGCCCTCGGGTCGAAGCGCCGACTGCGGCCGACGTAGTGCAGGCCTGGCCACTGCCGACCTGCGTCCCGCGCGGCCTTGATCTGCGCGTCGATCCAGCTCGGCGACTTCCGCAGGAACGCGGACAGTTCGCGCTGGTCGAGCAGCTGCTCCGGCAGCGGCGCGGCCTTCCGCGCCGCCGTCTTTCCGGAAACCGCAGTCGCCGATCTGCTTGTAGATGTAGATTCCACGACCGTGAAGAAGACCGGCTCGAAAAGCGCGGCGACCTCCTGGCCGAGGGCTTGGGCGATGAGCTCGGCGGCCCGCTCGGAGCAGTCCTCGCGGGCGCTCTTGCCGGTCCCGGCGATGAAGCCGACGTACGCGGGCGAAAGGCCCTTGCCCGTCGGGTCCAGCTCCTTCGTTCGGGCGGCGAGGTGCGGGATGTCCAGCCCGGCCGCCTTTATGGCGGTACGGAGCGGGGCTCCCTTGTCCAGTCGTCGCATGGTGATCCTCCGGCGCATGGCCGAATAGGGGTCACGCGGGCCTTTCTGACCTGCGCTGTCTACAGTCTGCATGTAGATGTAGATCGGGTCAAGGGGGCTCGCCAAGGGTGAGGGCACGCCCAAGGGGGGCGCACAGGGGTCATGTAGGTGCGCCGGTGCGCGGTCAAATACGGGTCAACGTCGCAGGATCTACTTGCGGATGTAGATGGAGATGCGGGATTCTGCGCTGTGTGACTACAGGCCCGAACCACCCCGGCGACCACCCCGTGCGCGCCGCCGAGGACCCCGCCCCCACCGGCGAGGACCTGGCAGCACTTCTCACCCGCCTCCTCGAAGAGACGGGCGACAAGACGCAGAAGGACCTGGCGGCAGCCGCCGGCATCAACTACTCCACCCTCAACCACTGGATGAAGCGCACGCGCGGCACGTCCCGGATCAACCCGGACGACCTCCGCGCGCTGACGAACATCCTGCGCGGGTGGGGCGCCGACGTCGTCCCCCGCCAGCTCTTCGAGGCGGCCGGACGCCCAGTTCCGGGCCCGACCGACGAGGAGCGCGAGAAGCGCCTCCTCGACATCTACCGGCAACTCCCGAGCAGGGGGCAACGCGCTCTTATCCAGAGCGCCGAGGCCATGCTGGCGGGTGCTCGTGCCTCGCAATAGCCGATAAGGGTTGCCTAAATCGAAGGGAGTTCAGCCTTCCGAATGCATATGACGAAACACCTGCACCACATCCGCACACAGATGTAATCTTCAACCTCCGCTGTCCTCCCGTAGCGGCTACCGCACCTATGCGAGCCCTGGGGGATACCTGTGTGCACTCTCATCGCCGTAGCCGACAATGCCCAGTCGGAGACCGCAATTTGGGACCCGGACGAGATCACCATCACCGTCCAAGGGGGCACCCACCACCACACCCTGATCAGAGACCTCGCGGCGCTCCTGGCCGACCTCGGCGCACCCACCACACCCGGCGGCGGACTCACCTGCTTCTGCGGCGACCCCATCACCATCCCGCGCGAAGCCATCGCCGCCGGCCCACTCTGATCAAGGACGCCACCGTGGGACGTAAAAGCACGACAGCGAACCCGCGCCAGGTCCGCAGCAAGCGCTGCGGCTGCAAGCTCTGCCTGGCCAAGTACCCGGGAAACCGGGCCAAGATGAAGGACTGCATCGGCTCCTGGCAGGCGCGGTACACGCCACCCGGCCAGCGCGAGCAGGCGAAGAACTTCGACAGCGAGGACGACGCAGACGCCTTCCTGGACCGGTTCCGGACGGAAGTGCGCGAGCGCCGGTGGATGGACCCCGCCCGCGGCGAGATCACGCTGACGAAGTGGCACCCGCTCTGGTGGGAGTCGCAGACCGCGCAGCTGGAGGAGAACACCATCGACCGGGACAGCCGGTCCTGGCGCAACCACGTCGAGCGCCGATTCGGCGGTGTGCGGCTCGTGGACATCACCTGGCTTGACGTCCAGAACTGGGTGAACTCCATCTGGGACGGGAACGGCGGGCCGCTCGCCGCGTCGAGCGTCACGAAGGCATTCCAGGTCCTCGACCGCATGCTCACCGCCGCCAAGCACGACCGGCGTATCCCCTTCAACCCGTGCGACGGCATCAAGCTGCCATCCGGGAAGGGGAAGCACCCCGATGACAAGCGGCCGCCGACCGTCGAGCAGCTCGCCCTGGTCCGCGAGCAGCTCCCCGAGTACCTCCGTCCCGTGCAGCAGCTCGCCGAGGAGACGGGGCTCCGGTTCGGGGAGCTCGCTGGCCTCCGCTGGTGCCGCGTAGACCTGGCCTCCCGCCGAATCCAGGTCCGCGAGGTGTTGATCGAGCCAGGCGGGCACATCAAGAGGAAGGCGTACCCCAAGTCAGACGCTGGGTTGCGCACCGTGCCGCTCACCGAGACCGCGGTCGAGTTGCTGCGTGGCCTCTGGGCCGCGGAGCCGGACGCCTCCCGTCATCTGTCCGACGTCAGTGACGGCCTACGGCCCGACGAGCTCGTCTTCCATGGCCGGAACGCAGTTCGCCGCGGTTCGAAGAAGCAGGGCGGGGGTGGAGAGCGATACCGGGCCCCGCTGCGCCGGAGCAGCCTCCGGCGCCGGTGGGTCGACGCCATCGACAAGGCCGGGATCGCCCGGAAGGTCGTGAAGACCTGGGTCGAGGAGGTCGAGGACCCGGACACAGGGCGGATGAAGAAGGAGGAGAGGAAGAGGACGGACTGGTGGCCGGACTTCCACGATCAGCGGCACACCTTCGCGTCGAAGCTGCACGCCCTCGGTGTCCCGGAGGCGATCACCCAGGAGATCCTTGGGCACGAGCGGGCGGGCGAGGTGACGTGGCTCTACACGCACGCGTCGGCGGACTACGCGGGCCAGGTGCTCGCGGCGCTGGAGGGTGCGGAGCCTGGACAGGCCCAGCTCAGGATGGTCGCTGGGGAGTCCGGCGGAGTCCGGAACGAGTCCGGGACCGGGATGGGTTGGGCGGGGGTTGCATGAGGTTCGACGGTGTAGGGCCATGTAGATGGGCCTTGACCAGGCGGTTCGCCTACCTGCGGCGATCCTGATTCTGACACCGGGCCTGATAAGGATGAGGCCACAGGTTCAAATCCTGTTAGCCCCACCAGACTGAAGGCCCCTCACCGGAGACGGTGGGGGGCCTTTCGCGTGGCCTGCCGGCGAGAACGCCGGAGGGCGCCTACAGCGTGGACGCCCACAGCAGCACCGCTATCGGAGTCAGCCCGCAGACGAGGCCGACGGAGAGGCACCCGTACGCCAGGAGCTCGAAGGCCCTGTGCTGTTGGGCCCGGCACGCGGCGAAGCAGGTGAAGCTCACGACTGCCAGGCACGGCAGGACGATGAAGAGGAAACCCAGCGCGGCCACGGCGTCCCTCCCGGCTGATCGGGCCGCGGACGGGCCGCGGGTGGGAGCATCCTCGCAGGCGGCGCGGTGGGGGCGCGGGCCGGGCACACGGAAGGGGCCCCCGGCCGGTGTGAACCGGACCAGGGGCCCCGGAGTGCGGTGGGCGCCGGGATCAGGGGGGTGGCGCCGGGGAGTCGCCCTCCGGGGCCGAGGAGCGGGAGCCGGCCGGGCCGGTCGTGCGGGCGGTCTCCGCGGGGTCGAGCGACAGGTGCCGGGTGGCCGGGGAGGAGCCGTGGGCCTCGGCCCGGATGCGCTGCTTCATCGTGGGCGGCAGGGCCCGGTCACGCGGAAGGGTCCATCGGACCGAGGGGGCGACCGGGGTTGCCGCGGTGGCGGCCGTGTGCTCCTGGGTCGTGGTGCTCGGCTGCGCCGAGGCGTTCGCGCTGCTCGCCGTGGCGGTGGCGAGGCCCAGCGACGCCAGGAGGGCGAAGAAGGCGGTGATGAAGGCGGTCCAGAGGTTCTTGGGCTGGAAGGTGCTCATGGCCCCTCGCTTTCGGACGGTCCGGTTGCTGACTTCTCCGATCATGTGGATCCGGTCCGTGATTTCGGGGAGCGACGCCCGCTCTGCACCGATCTTCGGATGAACACCACTCGTATGGTGCAACTGGAGTGGACAGGCCCTCGCGGGCGGTCGGAAGAGGGTTCCGGGAGGTCGTCCGGGGTGCCGCGGAGGGGGTGCCGCGGGGCCCCGGGGAGGTAACCGATCGGTATCGGCCGGTGTGTATAGTCGGCGACAGAAGGCCCTTACGCCAAGGAAAGACGAGGTCGCGCGGTGAAGAAGCTTCTCCTGGTCGCACTGGCCGCCATCGGCGGGCTCCTCGTGTACCGCCAGATCCAGGCGGATCGCGCCGAGCAGGATCTGTGGACGGAGGCGACCGACTCCGTGCCCGCAGGTTCGGGTGTGTGAGACGGCACAGTCTGTTACGGGCCCCGGTCGCTGAGCGGCCGGGGCTTCGTGCTGTCCGGGGCCGGATCGCCGGCGTGCGGCCCCTTGCGGTGCGCGCGTGACCTCCGCGCCTCCGGCCCCTTGAGTTCACTGGAGCACATACATAAATTGCTCTGGTGAACTCCGGTGGGGTGTCGGTGCGGCCCGGTGCGCGGACAAGAGGGGCAATGCCGCTGTGGCCGGAGACACCGGCGGTGCGGGCGGGGCAGGATGGACCGGCATCACGGGCCGGGCGGTCGACGGCACCGGCGCGTGAGGACGACGAGGGGAAGCGCGTGAAGAGGCAGCGCAACAGGGGCCGGGTGGTGGCCGCGGTTCTCGCGGCGGTGTGCGCGGCGGCGGCCCTGCCGGGGCAGGCCCGGGCGGCCGGCCCCGGGGTGTACGCGTTCGACCCCGACGCGAAGAACGTGCAGGGCGCGACGACCAACGTCGAGGCGTCCACGCTGGACGAGGGCGTCCCGTACCGCAGCATGATCAAGCCGGGCGAGAAGCTCTACTACCGGGTCACGCTGGACGACGCCTCCGCCGCCTATGTCTCGGCGGTCGCGGTCCCCGGCGACAGCGGCGAGGTCGCCTACGGCGACGGCATCAACGTCAGCCTCCGGGAGACCGACGACACCTCGTGCGGTTCGGAGCGGGCGAACTTCGGCTCGGGGGAGTACGCGCGTCCCATCGCCGCGTACGTCTCCCGGACCATCAAGGAGGGCGGCTCCACCTGCCAGGAGAGCGGCCAGTACGACGTCCTCGTCGAACGCGAGAGCAAGGACGCCTCCAACTCCGAAGCCTGGGGGCTGGAGTTGCGCTTCCTGGAGGAGCCGCGGCTGAGGAGCGGGGTCGCCATGCCGACCGACGGGCCCGAGAGTTGGCCCTCGGCCTCGGCGAAGCCGCTGACCGGGAAGCAGCAGAAGAGGTCCGGAGGGGCCGGGTACTCCGAGGCCACCAGCCTGGAGAACGGCCGCTGGCAGGACACGGTCGCCCCGGGACAGACCCGCTTCTACCGGGTGCCGGTCGACTGGGGCCAGCAGATCCACGCCACCGCCGAGCTCTCCAACAGCACCGGCACCTCAACGGAGTTCGTGGGCAACGCGCTCACCCTGTCGCTGGACAACCCCGCCCAGGGGCACGTCTCGAACGCCACGCTGTCGTACTCCGGAGGGCCCGCCTCCGCCTCCTTGAGGCCGCTGCCGCCGGTGGCCTACCGCAACCGCTTCGACTCCTCGACCCAGGTCAGCACCATGCGCTTCGCGGGCTGGTACTACCTGTCGGTGTCCCTCAGCCCGAAGCTCAAGGAGTTCTACGGCTCCGAGCCGATCCCGTTCGAGCTGGCGGTCCAGGTGAAGAACAAGGCGGAGGCGTCACCGTACGAGGGCGATGCCGGGGTCTTCGGCGTCACCGACCAGGACCGGGAAGTGGCCCGGAAGGGGAAGAACGCCCGGGAGGCGGCGCAGAGCGGCCCGATGACGGTGGTCGCCGCGGCCGGGATCGGCACGGGTTCCGTGCTGCTGCTCGGGCTGGGCGTCTGGACCCTGCTCGCCCGCCGCCGCGCCGCCGTGACCCCGGCCCCGGGTTCGCCGGCCGTCGGGGGCCACCGGCCGCCGCGGGGCCGGTAGCCCGGCGGCGGGACCGTCAGATCCGGGTCAGGGCCCAGATTCCGACCGCGAAGCAGATCAGCGCCACCACCAGCAC